TGGAAGCTGTGGTGGTGGAAGCGGGTCATTGGCGTGAAGGAGGGTGAAGGGCGCGGCCGCAAACGGGGAAGGACGCTTGGAAGGGCGAGAGGTTTGGAGCCAAGGGTTTCGGAGTATGGTGGAGGAAGCAGGTGTACGGGGATTGAAGGCTGAAGGATTTTTTGTTTTTTATAACAGCGTTATAGCCATATCATCATATCGTTTCATAGCGTCCCATATCGTTTCACAGCATCCGAAAGTCGAGACAACCTACCGAAAACGGTTTTCTCAACACTCTTTCCCTTTCGAAGGATTAGTCCTCTATCTCCAGCGATTCCTGCGCATCCAATAAATCGTAGGATAGCCCTCTATTACTTTCGCCGCTAGGTTTATAAGCAAGAGAGCCCTATACTGTTTGCCAGGTGCAAGCGCATGAGCCATAGTGAGGCATACTGGGCTTGGAGAGCAAAGAAGATCCGTGAGGGAATGAGTAGAGCTTATAGAAAGCGTAGATGTACCTGTCGGTGCGGTTGTCGTTTAATCTGTCAGAAACATCGTTATACCTGTGTTCGTTGTAGGCAAGGACTTCATAAGAAAGGGTTTGTGTCAGGTGCAAACACATGATGAAGCGAATCTTCGAACTTGAGCTAGGTAAAGGATTCGCATACGAAATTCACGTCGTATATGATGGTAGAGTTACAGCCGGATATAGCTACACTACAACTTTTGAAGGTATCAATGACTACGTTTACAACAAAGAACCAATACTAGCTTTCTTACATGAAGAGTAAGAGAGGGCTGTAAGATTGTCGTATGTCGAGTATGTGAGTAAGCAAGCGCGGAAAGACCTCATCCACCTTTTGCACGATCAGGTTGAGAGGGAGCAGGGCGAGAGTGTTAAGGTTGCGAGGGCGAAGGGTGAACGCGTGCCGCGCCCAAACATCAACGCAATAGTGGGCTCTCTAATCAACTTAAGCGAGATGGGAGTCGTCAAACTCCTAGCTGGCGAATACGCCACAAGCGACCAAACACTAGCAAAGATAATAGAGGAAGCCTATTTGCGCGCTCCTGACGAAACACGATCCTTAATCCTCAACGACTTGGAGACTCACCGCAGCAAGCTAGACGCGGCCATCGCAAGCCTCAAAGCAAACGGGAAAGCTTAAACTTCTCTCCTTTTTTCTCTATAAGTTATAGTGGGCTATCATATTCGTTAAAGCCACAGACATGAGAGAGCGCAATTATGTACTTGAATGCACAATATTATGTATTTGCGGGACCAATACAGTAATACGAAGCGAAACAAACGAATACAATTTCGTATCCCCCGCCCCCCGTAGCCACATTAAACACCAACAAAGGACTTTGTAGGCTTTAAAGATAATGTTTATAAGTGGGGGCGATATAGTGTTAGGTGTGAGTGTGTGAGGGAATGATGCATTTCGAGAAAGCAATTGGGAAAAACGGTGAATGGAAGCCAGAGCGCGAATTGATTGACGTGCTTTTCCAGGTTGAGGATTGGAGCGAGAAAGAAGCATGTTTGTTTAAGCTTTACGGAGACAGATGAAAAATGAAGGTGAAAGCGAATTTTGAGAGGGGACCGTTTTACGAATCGACACAGGAAGAGTTAACGGAAATTGAGCAAAAAGCGTATGAGCAAGGCAAGCAAATGTTGACAGAAGCCAAGGATCAAGCGGCTAAGGTTGTCGAGACTTTACTGTTTACGTCGACTATGAAGAAGATGTTTGCGACAGTTTACCAAGTGCAGCGAATCCAAGCATTGATTGATGGGTTGATTAGGGCCGCTAAAGAGTTAGGAGTGCCAGCAGACGAAAGCCAAGCATCATGGTTGGTGAGTTGAATGAATGCGGGTTTACATGGAGGTTTAAGCGCGGATGATTTATGAGTTTTGGTTGTGGTCGATGGGTTGGATTTTGGAGCTTGTGCGGGACCAGGAGCTTGCGCATCAAGTTTTAGCGAACATTGAAACATTCGTGTACCTGCTGGGTAAAGCGTTAGGAGTGTAAGTGCGCGATGACCGATCAGGGTTGGAAGATATACTGCTTAACGCGGGAAAGAGACGGAAAATGGCATATTGCTGCGGCGTATTACAAAGAGATTGAAGGAAGGCAAGTACCAGAAGATAAGATACCAGATTTCATCGTTAATTTGACAGAGCTTGAACTCCTCGAGAAATTAGGGTTAAAGCGGGAGGTTTCGTAACTATGACCGATTACGTGGTTAATGTGCCGTCGGCGACGGGTAAAGCGGTTAGCCATTACAATATTTGCGCGGATGTGATTCACTTGACCGACATGGATGAGGAGCTTTTCGGTAGCGTTGAAAGGATCGTCAACCACGAGGTTATGCACGCGGTTTTGGCGAAGACGTATGATGCGGTTGCGAGCGTCAGGTTCGACAACCTGTTTCGCGTTCCAATAAACGCGTTATGCGGAAACTACGATATAACACAAGTACATTCGCGTTTGCGCATGTTCGCGGAATATGTCGATGCGGAGATAATGTAAAATGGATAATTTGACTTTGGCGGGCCGTGCGTTGTTGCGGCGTGCAGTTGGGATGCTGAAGCGCGAACTGTCGAACGAGGAGATAATTGCGGAAGTGAGGCGACTACTATGATTTTTGTGGAGCGTTGGTTTTTGATGCATGCGGATGCGACGATTGCGGCGGCTGAATGCGTACTCGCATGGGACCTACAGCAGGATTATGCGGCGAAAGGAGTGTATATGTAGGAGGTGACTCGAACAATGAAGGGAAAAAATGTAACGATTGATGAAGCTAGAGAGATTGTAAGAACAGCTTCGTTCAAGACGATATTAGAGAAAAACGATAGGTATAGTGAACATAGACCCGTTGTAATAGCTTTCGCGAGTGAGGGAACCAAATACTTGTACGGCATCCCTTGCTATAAAAATGACGGTGGCGAGTTGGAACACTGCTATTGGGTAGGATCATTTGAAAAGGCAAATATCAAAGTTTTCGACGGTCAAAGATGGGATCTAGTGGACGCATATCATGAATATTTGACGCGAAAAGACGCTTACGAAAAAGCTAGAAAGAATTATCGGTGGCAAGTACAAAGCGACCTCAATAGGAAAGCCAGGGAGGAAGAAGACCGAATAATGGCTGTTTGGGATGCGGCGAACCCGGAACCTAAAAACCCGTTCGAGAATCCTCCTTGATGAGCGTGAGTAACGCGAAACCCGTTTTTTATGGGTCGGAGGATTAACGAAAGTTTATAAGCGAGCGTATGATATGGGTTAAGTGTGAGCGTGGAAAAAATGAAGTTTCCAAAGAAATCTTTCTGGCTTGAGCACAAGCATTGTTACGATGAGTTTGAGGTTGATGAGTGGCGTGAAGCGTTACGGAAGCATCTTGAAGAAATTATTGAGAAAGCGGAAAGGTATACGAATATGGGTGCCAGACTGGAAACCCGTTATGTAGCACAGGAAGTTTTGGAGTGGCTGAAAGATGGTGCATAGGCAGACGGTTTATTTCAGCGATCAGGTGCATGACGCGGTGGAAGCGTACCGGAAAACATGCGAACACATACCAAGCTTCAGCGCGGCCGTGAACAAGCTACTGCGGGAAGCGTTGGGTTTGGAGGTTAAAGCGGAATGAGCAAGTTAGATCGACCAGGACATCAGTTTATGCGTTGTCCAATTTGCCGAAAAACGATTGAGAGAACCGACAGATCGAGCATGATAGACTTTCGCGTTTCGCCACCGAAGATTAGGGCTGTATGCGAAGATTGCCAGCCAAAATTTAGGGAGGAATAGCGGAATGAAGGATGTTACAGAAGCAGCGAAAGAGATGAGGCAGATACTAAAGAAGAAATTCCCGCGAGTTAGATTTAGCGTTAGATGCGACCGCTACAGTTTGGGCGAAAGCATAAACGTAAGTTACGAGAACGGACCAGCCACGGTTAAGGTCGACGAGATAGCTGCGCAATTCGAGGATATCGACAGGGACCCAGTAAGCGGTGAAATCTTAGCGGGTGGAAACCGATATGTGCATGTCCACCGGAAAATAACGGAAGATGTGCAGTCGAAAATCGAAAACGAAATATGGAATAGATTCGTAGAAGGAAGTTTCAGGGATCGAACCGACTACAACTTTAAGGTTTTAGTGGCTCGGAAGATTCAAGAAACCGACATCTACGAGATCCCGCCAGAAGTAGGACATACAATCTACATTGGAGGATGATAGTAATGACTGAGCCGTGGGAAATGAGTTTAGAGGATTGGAAGCGCGCAAAAGGCTACGAGCCGTTTACGATTTTTGAAGATTGTTCGCCATCGCAGTATGCAGGTATGAGCCAGCGAGCCAAGAACGATTACGACCGTAGACGCGATGAAGAGTTGAAGCGAAACTTAGCAATTTTAGACGAGCATCAAAACGCGGTTGTCAGGGCCGTATTGGACGGTAAACCTGTTTCGCCGGAGATCCGTAGAGGATACGAGTCGCACATTCAAGCGTACCAGCAGCAGATTGAGCAAGGTAAGCAGGAGTTTGCGGAAAGCATTGAGAAGTACGAGAAAGCGCGGAACCTTAGCAAAAAGGCTTTTGCGGCTTGGTGGATTGAAAAGAAAGCTAAGGAAAGCGAAGGCACACGCTACGGGGATGAGTTGAAAACAGGGTTTTGGGACCATGTGTTTCGACACGACGCAAATATATATTGGAATGCGGTGCATGAAACAAATGTCAAAGTCCCGATATTCGTACAAGAACAGGTGAGCATTGACAAACGAAGACTTGAACGAAGCAAGGAGGTGAAATAATGTATAAAATCGTGCAAACCGACGAGGAAGTGCACTTGGAGAACGGGGAGAAAGCAAAACCTGTATTGACATTAGCTGATGAATGGGGTGGCAGAGCCCAAATCATAAACGATGATCATTGCTACGTGCTACTATTGAAACGTGAACCCGTGTTTCCGTTAGTCGGACCAATATACATTAAGACTTCTTGGTGGTTCCGAGAAGCGGTTCAAGCACTAAAGACACTACCTGACCCAGAGTGAGGGGAAAATTCATCGAAGAACTAAACCATGCAATAAACGACGTGACGGTAATATGAATTACGATAGGATAAAAGAGGAGGTTTTCGAGAAGATGCTCGGGTACAAAGTCAATGAAAAGACGCTTCAAGAGTACCCTGAAATCAAAAAGCAATTATGGGAATTCAGTCACGTTGATGAAATCATAGATTGGGCAATTCAAAGAACCGTTGAAACCGTAGAGGGAGAAGTCAAGTCAATCTTAAACACAAGCATTGCAATAGGGGTTAAACTAGATTTCCCATACCTGAGATTCTTAAAGTTCCTAGAAGAACTGTCTCCTCGAAAATCGTTAAGAACATATAGGCGTTGGGATTTGGATAAAAATGTACCTTAAGGCATGGTGGAAAAAACATGAATATCTCAAATTTGTGAGGTTATAATATGAGCAAGCGCGAGAGAGTGAATGAAGACGAATTTATTCGAGAGATAGGAGAAATAATTTTAGGCGAAAATTTTCATGAACCAACAAAAATAGCGATAAGAGTCGAGGATGCGGTAAAAATGACTTCTCACCAAGTGTTTGCGCGATTGTGGAGATTGGCAAAGTATGGCGCAAAATTTAATGATGGTAAGGATGATTACATTTCATTCAAACAAAGGCATCTTATAGCTTTAAGACAACTGTTAGATTATTATTGGAGAGGCAGAAGCATATGAGAAAACTGAAATCGACGGCGGAAGAACGATCAAAGGTAAGATACGCAAATCAAGGAAAGTTTAATCATGGGACATCTTTCGGAGTTTGTGCATCGAAGTATATCCCACCGATTGAGTCTAAAAAATCGGGCATATGCCCCAAAAAACCGAAACCATGGGAAGGAAAGATTGTGAGGTTAGAGTTGGATAGCGGAAGGATACTTTGGTACCACAATAACAATCCACAACAGAAAAGCTATTACGGCTTTTGGTTGGATGACGCGGGATTCGAATGGGATGTAAACCTCAAAACCTTAACTGCGCGACAATTGCTTTTAAGGTTCCCAGACTATGCGAGGCATGAACCATGAAGAAGAATAGATGTATTGACGAAAACAATCCACGTCTACGCTATGTCACGGGAATCGAAGATATTCGGCTGTTTCAATGTTCTGACTGTGGACAATACTACATCTTGGAGCCAATTTCATCGCTACGCGCATCGAAGATTCAGCTCATCTACACGCAATTGGGGTTTGAAGCGTGACAACAAAAATAACGTTATTTCATGGAACTTTTGCGGAGATTTTGGATGGTAACGGTAAGCGTGTGGTGCGGATTGAGATTGAGCCAGGTGAGGAGGAGTTGGTTACGAAATGGCTTGAAGCGCATGGGATTAAAGTTACGTCTCGGAGGTATCGCGGTTGAGTGATTTGTGGTTTTGCCGTAAATGTAACAGTGAGAAGCGGGAAGCGGTGCAGGAGAACGGTAAAGCGAAAGTGCGGGCGTTTAGGACGGGATTCGTCGGGGTTCAACTGCTATGTGGGCATTGGGCCGCGGTGAAGCGGGACCAAGTGAGGTAAATGTAAGTACCTCTAGAGAGGGATTGAGGAATGACACGCTTGTATCTAAATGGAAAATATTGTGTTCGCTGTGGAAGGAAAAGGGAGACCCCGTATCTCCGTAAGAATTGGAAGCTTCTTATTCGGGAACGGAGGCAACCCTTTGTCATTGATATCGGTTGTGGTAACGGTCGAAATTCAAAATTCATGGAGAATCATGGATGCCAAATCTTTCCTTTAGATATGGTTGACGACTTTGGAATGAAGATTACTTTGGGACATGACCCCATTCCACTACCTAACAACAGCGTTGATATTATTTTGGCTAATTACATCTTCATGTTTCTGGATAACGACGAGCGCGATCAGCTTATTGGAGAGCTAAAACGTGTCGCAAAGCCAATGTGTAAGATTATGGTCGAATTATATGCGGCGAAAGACAGTTACACTCCAACCAAAGAAGAAGTTGACAAGTTACAACGTCAACTATGCGAAAAATTAGGTTGGATACCGATAAAATATAATACTGAAAGGTTTATTGCAGAGAAGTTAAGTTGAAGTGTTTTGGAGTGGGAGAACGTAGGGAGGACTCTATCTAAAGCAAACGCTTTATAAAGCAAGTGATTTATCGCTTTTAGGGATACTAGATAAACTAGAGGGATAGCTTTCTTAAAGTAGATCGTAATCAAGGATGTTGCGGTCTTTTAGGAGTTTGAAGGCTTCCCGCATCTTCGACAATTCTTCGCGCATCTGCTTTAATTCCTCGCTTGCTTCCTTCGACGCTTCTTGGCGCGAAAAAATATTCAGGTACGGTAAAGCCTTCATATACTCGGATTTAACCCATTCCGGGTCCAAGGTGTAGATCTTATCGTACTTGTTTCGGTCAACCGTATGACCCATCATAAACTCAGCCACATCCTTATCTGCACCCGACTTATGCCAAACACTCCGCGCCAAATCTCGCATCTCATGAATATTCACGCCGTAACACCGCCGCTCACGATTCGGTTTCGGTCGAAGCAGCAGCCGCTGCGTAAGCGTCGTCCAAGCCCCCCAATACGCGTTGCTTGAAATAGGTGAACCCCCCTTAACCGTCCAAACGGGACCATCACCGAACCCGCGAACCTTACCCAAATACTCACGCAAACACTGCAACGCATCGCCGCCAAACAACGTGTAGTACGGCGCTGAATTCGACTTACGGCCCTGTGGAAAATCAACGCGAACCAAATCTCCCTCGAGTTGCGGCTTAATGTTGGACCATTGTGTATTCATGTGCAAAAGCTCCCTTATCCCCATGAAACCCATAAACCCACACATAACCATCGAGCGATCACGCAACCCCGCCATCAAAGCAATCGACCGCACATCGGCCGGCGTCAAACGCGGAACCACAGGAAGCTTATCACCGCGAACTTGAAAACGATCCCGCGGAAGCGCACAACGGTTATGAAGAAAGAAACTGCACAGGTCCCCGTAAATCCGCTTCTTGTAACGCAAAGTCCCAGGATAAGCCTTCACATAATCCTGAATCAAATCCAAAACAAAGTAGCCGTCCGCCTTAGCCTCATCCAAAAGCACTTCAGGTGAAACATTCAAAGCACGACAAAACGCCAAAAACGCGTAACGGCGAACCCTACCACTACCCGCCGACAGCCGACTCAACCAACGCTCCAACCTAAATTACCCCAAAAGACTATCAGGCAACACCATTATTAGCCTTTCCCCCCATCGTATCCAGTGATTAACGCCTTTTTGCCTTATAATCGCTTAAAAATTGTATTTCGATCATTCACCTCTCAACCTTTTTTACGCAAATAGTTCGTTTAGATTTAGCAACGTCTTTCATTCATTATTTGGAAGTGAACTTATATCTTTCGATGCGCCATGAAGGCTTATGGAACATATATGTTCCATAAATGGTGATATCATGCCTCAATCTTCGCACCACATTCAACGCAATACGCGCGGGGTTTAAGGCGTATGGTGAACGTGGCGGTCCCGACAGCAACTAGACAGATGATGCCGAGAAGCATAGAAAGGTCACTCATCCAAATATGCGGAGCCATAGCCATGTCAATTTGATCCAGAACACGGAGATACGCCTCACCATCACTGAAGGGAATGTCAAGTTTGGAGATGATTCGCTGCGAAATCAATCCGTAGAAGAATGCAAGGGTGAAGTTTAATGCGCCAGAGCTGGCCGCAACGACGCAAGCAACATTATGAAGTCTTCCCATCTTTCTCTCTCACCTCCTCTCCCTCTCCATTTTATCCGCAACCCAGTTCAAAAACTCATCCCACTCCATACGACGTGGAAAGAGACCCTCCAACCTCTCCTTAGTCTTGCGCTCGCATGAAATGGTTGTCCGATCTTCCATGCTTAAACAGATTGATGTCAAATCTAATAATGCTTGCGGTTCGGGAAGTTCAACGAATGTTCACGATGAACGAAACCTTAATAAGCAGGATGCCTACGATAATTACTTGAATTACCATCACTACAATCGGATACAACTTCAAAATCAAGAAGGACTCGTAAGTGGAGTTAGGCAATGTTGCACAACTTACCACAGGAATAGAAAGGAGCTGGACGCGAATGAGCGAAACTAAAGAAACGAAATGTCCTGCATGTGGAAATCCTGATTACGATGAGGAATCTGGTTACTGTGCAGAATGCGGGTATGATGCTTATCCATACAAATGTCGGTGTGGGCAAAGTTTCGGATACCTAGACGTTTACCTAAGCCACAAAGAAAATGAGTGTCAAGATTGATAGGCGAGGGAGAAATAAGATGAGCGAGAGAATTAGAAATTGTAAATATAGACGGGAACAAGCGGAAACTGTTCGGTATGAGCGTCGAATACACTACTATATTTGTAACCGTATCCCACTGAGCGATGAATCTTGCTTATTCAACGGGAATGAGAAAGCAAGTAAATGTCGTTATTTTAAGGTGAGGGAGAAGCCTTGAGAAGGTGGGTTTTGGAGACTTATGTTGTTGCGGGGTTAGGCATTGCGATTTGCATAGTCATGCTGGTTGTAGGGTTGATTGAGAAAGGTTTGGTGAGGATCGGATGAGTTTATGGCAGTTCGTTGTTTACATGAATCGGAACCGTGAACGCATAGACACGATTAAGGATTGGCTTCACCGTCGCGGCCGCGTATTAGTGATAGACGCTTGTGCCAGCACAAGTGACCAAGTGGTTGTACGCGCGCAGTTCGAAGGCGACCTCAACCAATTCAAACGCCAATTCGGCAACTACTGCGGATACTGGAGGAAAATAGACTAACCAATTAGAAGAATTTTTGGAGGAATATGGAAAATGATTTCGCGAGATCAACGCGATGAAGAAGAGGGTTCGATGCTACAGAAAATCGGCTTAATTGGCTTTCCGCTTTTGGCAGCATTATGCTTGCGTGTATTCCATCCCGACCAAATACCGAACGATCCAGTTTTCACTACAATACTTGGTGTGCTAACTACAATATGCTTCGTGATATTGTTTTACGGAACGTACCTTGAAGATCAACCATTCGCGCGCTCAGGGATGTAGAAACTATGGAAAGAACGCATCTTGCAGAGGTGAGAAGAAACACATGAAAATAATTATAGAATTTGAACCTGGTGCAACATACAAAGATGTTGTTGAAATTGTCACTAAGATAATTGCAGAAAGAGAGAGAAGTAGGAGAAGACTTGAACAAGAGTGATTGAGCTTTGAATTATTTGAATTCGCCGGATTTGGATTTGATTTTGGCGTTACGTCGGCTTGGCGGAGTAGCATCGGCCAGGGAGGTTGGTCGCCTCGTACATTTGGAGCCGCATATTGTCGGTGCCCGTCTTGGTCGCTGGCGAAACGAATATGTGCTGGTGAAGCATCAGGACTGCGCGCACGCGAACATTTACACGTTGATTAACGCCAATAAGCTTCCAAACCGCAAACACCGACAGGTTTGGCTCAAGAAGTGGAAGCGTAAACTCGACTACGACGCCAATGTGCTGGAACACACATTGAAACGCCAAGGCCTTCTCGGCAAAAACCTAGTCAACCCCACCCTAAACGACAAGTTGAAGGAGGACTTGAAACTTTTCGGCTGAAGATTTGCTTCGATTCTTGAGGTTGTGTCCAGACAGCCGCGCACAGTTGTACTACCACCTTTTACGCGAAGGAAAACTAGATTACGAAGGAATCTCCGCGCGCCTCGACATCAGCCGACAGGAAGCCAGCGTCATCGTGAAGTGGCTTGAAGCACATGACCTAATTCATGTGGCGCGGGATAAAGATGACATCCGCAAATTTCTCATTTTTCCCAAGCATACACCGACAAACAAAACCTGACACATACTTAAACCATCCCTCACACTCGTCACCTTCTCCGACCAAAAATGTTTCAATTCCTCACTATAGAAACATTCGATGAAAATGGCGTCGAATTAGTCTTTCACTTGAAGCGAGTACGCAACGGCTACATCCTCTACTCAGATTTCGATTGTGAACACAGGTATTTTCCAACGCTTGCCCTAGCTCTCATAGAAGTGTCCAAGTACACCTCAACTCGAAAAAAGCTCGACTGTTAAAATGAGGGATGATAAAACATGAGAGTGAAAAATAGGTTACTGCGATACGCAATAACTATAGCTTCAGGATGCGCCACTATCTCCGCCTTCTTCGCACTTTCCCTCCTTCTCAGCCCATTTCTCTGCGGTGCCAGCGGTAGCGTATGCGCACTTGCCGTTGCGTTGAAGGTATGTGACTACTTGGAAGGATGGTAGCGAATGAGCGAAACCGAGTGGAAGATTATTCACCAATGGATTTCAGCCGACCGCACATACATGATAACGGTGTCCGTGCCGAAACCGCAAGAGGGTCAATCGGTGAATGTGCCTGAAAAGCATCCCCCCGGGGTTATAATGCCATCGACCCCTCAAACGGCGGCACAACCACACAAACCATTACCACCCGAAGGAACTGAATATTTCCCCACACCGAAGCAGATCGCATTCGCCAAACGCCTTGGAATCAAAGACCCCGAATCGTTCACGAAAGGCGAACTAAGCCAAGCCATCGATGACGAATTGAAGAAGCAGGGACCGAAGCGAACCATTGGGAGTCCACAAGCATGAGCGATTGTGTGGCGGATGGAATGTGCCGTCGCATTCGTGATCGACTTGGCGTAGGAACATTGGGAATCGCAACCGTTCAAGTTTGCGGTAAAGACGATTACGGCCGATACTACTTCAAGTTGAAGCGGTGCCGAAGCACACCGAACCCCGAAGAATGGGATCCCGAACAAGCAATACTCGTAGTGAAAGTGAAACAGGATGCCAGCGCGTAAATGCGATTTGAAAGACATGATCCGCGACCTGATGAGGAAGGAAGGTTTAACGCGGAAACAAGCATTGGATAAACTAAGGAAAGCGGGGTATTGAAAATGAGTAAGCTATTTGATGAAAGTCGCAATTGCAACACCTGCGCCATATTTCCATGCGGTTACGCTGATTTTATTCGGAAAATGAACCCGAACAAACTGGAAGAGTGGAAGCGACGGCCATGCGGAAGAAGCGACTACCACCCGAAGGACTAAAGGAGGACTGCAATTATATGCGAGACCACCTCGATTGGTGGAGTTGCACATACTGCGATTTTCGTTACGATTGCCCACTGTTGGATAAGTTGCAGGAGAGGCTAATGCGATGAGTGAGTTTGTGTTGAAGCCGCATGTTGCGGTTGAAATAAGTGAAGCCGAACGCGACCAAATGGCCGCGCGCTGCGTTGCGGAAGCCCGTAAAAGACTTGTTGGACTCGCAATGACTGGGGACACACTTGTAATCGCATTCGCTGAAAAGGGCAACCTCGAAGTCTACGACTGTCAGATTAGGCGCTATTACGAAAAATATGAGGATAAGTGAATGAGTAGAAGCTACGCATTATACCCGATTGTCGCCCAGAAAATAGATCCGCGCAAGATTCCGCAGGACACAAGCCTCGAGATGCGCGTACGGAAATTTCTTTACAGCGACACCGCATTCAAACTTGAACCCACCCCACCCCCGAACAACCAACCGCAACACTTCATAGAGTTCACCGAGGACGTGCAAGTTGAAACTGGCCGAAAGGGTACGAAACCCGATTTCCTGTATGAAAAAGATAAAGTCGCAATCTACGTTGACGGAAAACCCCACGAGGACGCCAAACAGATTGACCGCGACAACGTAACCGACCACATATTACGCGACCGAATGGGCTACGCAGTCATCCACATCGCCGAAGACCTGATACAATGGGCTGAAATCGAAAACAACCGCTACGGATTCCGCAAATGGCTTTGGTCGTTCATTGAATACATGCGTGGAAACCTCAACGACCAACCGTTCAACGACCCCCGTTCAAGTTTTTTAACCGTTGAAAGAATGAAGCAGATTCGACGTGAAGAAAGAAAACAAAAGGAGAAAGATGAGTGATTGGAAATTCATAGGTTCACAATTGATTGTGAGGGTGAACTGGTTCGACTTGTCCCATTAGGCGACATCCATCGCGGACATAAGAACTGCGATTGGGCGAAGCTCATTGAAATCATCGAGTGGATTAAGCGGGACCCGAAGTGCTTTTGGATTGGCATGGGCGACTACGGTGACAGCATTGTTCCAAGCCACGACGAGAAACGATGGGACTACGCGGAAGTAGATGTGAACTGCATGATTCCCGACCAACAGTACGGGGAAATATACGAGCAGTTTGAGAAGATTAAAGACCGTTGCATCGGTTTGCATGTCGGCAACCATGATGATGTTCTTCGGAAACGGCACTTTCACGACTATGTGATTGAAGACCTATGTAAGCCGTTAGGTGTCAAATATCTCGGTTGGGAAGCTTTCACACATCTACAAATGATGAACACCCGATGGAAACAAAGAACGGCTGGCCACGACAAACGTGGACTGACAATATTCAGCACACACGGATACTATTCGGGAAGACGACTAGGCGGCGCAACAAACCGACTCGAAGACATAGCCGACGACTACATCGCCGACATCTACCTAATGGGGCACATCCACCACTTACAAGGCTGGCGCAAAATACAATTAGGCTTACAGCACAACCCGACATCCACTAAAATACGGGAATATAAGAAAGCCTACGTTTTAACCGGCGGCTTCTTGCGCGGACATCAAGTCGGCACCACAAGCTACATTGAAAAGAAAAACTTGGAACCGAGCAAAATCGGCATAGCAGTCATCGAAATCGACCCCTACCGATACGACATACACATAAGCGAATGAATGGGGAATGGGTCAACTGCTATCGTTCCTTGAAATTTATTTACTACTCCTAATCGCAGTAGCTTGCTTCGCGGAAATCCCAATCACACTCATCCCACTCGTATGGTTCATCATGCTGCTCATATGCTACGTAATCTTCCGCCTCGACACGCCGAAACGCAAAACAAGCAAGTAGGTGAAACTAAACGGAGGTGACGGCATCGAGCCTTGTTGACCTTGTGAATAAAATCCATTGCTCAGACGTAATGGCTTTTACGAAGCAATTACCAGACGAATCCATTCACGTGATTATGACAAGTCCGCCGTATTGGGGATTGAGGGATTACGGTTCAAGTACGGAAGCAATTTGGTGTGGTGCTTGGCGTGGTCAGTTGGGTCTTGAGCCTCACCCATCGCTTTACATTCAGCATCTCGTAGCAGTTTGCCGTGAATTGCGGCGTGTGTTGCGGAAAGACGGTTCCATGTACCTCGTGCTAGGCGACACATATTATGGAAGTGTAACGGGTAGAAGCAAAAGCGATTTAGGGTCTAGCTCGGAACAACTAACCAATAAAGGATTCTTCTCCTGTGATGATGCGAAAGGATTAGTTCACCGCGAACCTTTGTCTAATTGGTTGACTCCGAAGCAGAAGTTGATGATTCCCGCCCGTGTCGCCATCGCCCTGCAGGAAGACGGGTGGATTTTGCGGAATGAAATAACGTGGTATAAAAGTAATGCTATGCCTGAAAGCGTTCGAGATCGGTTGACGGAGAAGACGGAGCGCATCTACCATTTCGTGAAGAACCGCAAATACTACTTTGATTTGGATGCGATACGGCAACCACATCAATATGACGGGAGAAAACAAACAAAATATCTCGGCGGTCCCCATGATAAATCAATTGGACCACATGAAAGATGGCCAAAGCCGCTTGGCAAAAACCCCGGCGACGTTTACAAGAGTGAAAGCGGGCAATATGCAATTGGAGGCCGACATTCAGGCTACTTCAATGAAGACGGATTTCATCCTGACGGTGCTAATCCCGGTGATTTTTGGTCGATTAACACTAAGCCGTTTAAGGATGCTCACTTCGCAGTTTTCCCCGAGGATCTCTGCGTTATGCCGATTAAAGCCGCGTGTCCGCCCGACGGCATTGTGCTTGATCCTTTCTGCGGTAGCGGTACGACTTGTCTGGTTGCGGCGAAACTGAATCGCCGATGGATAGGCGTAGACATTAACCGCGACTACTGTGAGATGGCGCGTAACCGACTAGCCGATTTCATGGTGAAGTTAGATGAGTTTGGTTGACTGGGTGTTCCACGACATGGCGGTGCAAGTTGCGGTTATCGTAGCGTGGGTTGCCTTGCTCGCGATCATATGCACGTTCACACCGCTAATACGGAGGCTAACATTGGAATGAGTGAAATGCTAGTTGAAGCACATGCATCCACATTGAGCAGATGGTTTTACTGTAGCCAACAATGTTTGTTTCAATTGCACGGAGTTTACCCGCCGTCAACGAAAGCGCATAACCGTGGAACCGAGATACATAAGTGGGCGACTTCACGGCCGAAAAGCCCGCGGGAACAAGGTGTTTGGAACGCCCTACAATACTTTAAGGTTGAATCAAAGTTTAAGAAGGGACAGAAATATTTTCACCGACAGTTAAGGAACTTTGACATTTTCGGAGACATCGACGACTTCCGCCTACATTACTGGAACTTCATAATAATTGAAGTTAAAACAACCGCTGGCGCTGGGTTGGATTGGTTCTACGCAAGCCCCTACATCTTCCAAGTTCAAATATACGCATGGATCTTAAAGCCACTTCTCCCAAAAATCATAATTTACCGCCCTTTTCAAATTGCATCACAACACGAAATCCACTACTTAAGCAGCAAAGATAGCCGCCCCATCGACGAACCCATATATGTACCATTCCACGAAGCCGTAGTCGAACGTAACCTCAACACCATAATCGACACCTACAACGGCACCGCCCAACCAATCCCACCCAAACCATACAAATGCACCAACTGCCACTACCGCAACCAATGCCCCATCCCGCAAAAACCAACCCCACTCACACCATCCCCAATATAAAACGGTGAAATGACGAATGACAAATGACGAAATGACGCAAAAACATGTTTTCAGGTATGGGGTTGATTTGAAAGCATGAGTGAATTTGAGTTAGGGGAAAACGACGGCGATCTAGCTGCAGCGGAGCAGTTGGACCCGTTGGAGCTTGCGGAAAAAGTGCTTTCCCAAACTATCAAGCATGACCGCGCAACAAAACTCATCACATTCCTAGCAATGTTAAGCGCATATAGCGCCGAGGACCAACTGAACATTCTAATGAAAGGCGACACAAGCATCGGGAAAACACATGATGTCCTCCAAATAGCGCACCTTTTCCCGAAAGAAGACTTACTGAAACTTGCCGGTGCATCGGCGACCGCATTCTTCCATGAATACGGCAAATATGACAAGGAAGCACATGAAGTCATAGTGGAGTTAACGCGTAAAATTCTCATCTTCCTCGATCAACCCAACGACCAACTATTGGAGAGGCTAAAACCGCTGTTAAGCCACGACGACTTCGAACTAAAGTATAAGATAACCGACAAAATGGGGAAAGGAAGACTCCGCACAAAAACAGTAATCCTACGCGGCTGGCCCGCAGTAATCTTCTGCACAGCTAAACTTAACGTAAGCGAGGAGCAAGCCACCAGAAGCTTCATCCTAACCCCCGGTGAAGAGGAGGAAAAAATATTCAAGTCAATCGCCCTCATAAGCCACCGAGCAATAAATCCGTACAAATATGATGGAACAATCAGCGGAAGCCAATACCGCCAATACTTGATGAAATACATCCGAGACATACGGGACAACCAGTGCGGACGCGTGGTATCGTTTCCAACAGCAGGAGATTTGGCGTTAAAATACACCGACAACAACACTCTAAGTGCAAGATCAATGCGAGACTTCAAACGTCTAATAAGCCTAACAAACGCAATCGCCCTCTTGAAAAGCCCACGGCGAAAAACCGAGGGAAAAATCCCCACCATCACCGCAACCACTGAAGACGGAGAGCAAGCCTGGCAACTTTACCAAGAAATCAGCAAACCAAACCAACTCGGAATCAGCCCAGGAAACTATAACGTGTACCTACGGGTAATTCAACCGTTATTGCAAAAATACGAAACCGGCGTTGAAGTCAAGACCGTGCAAAAGACCTACCGCGAAGTGTACCACAAGCCACTGCCGAAATGGAAGTGGCACGACCAAATTGAACCCGCACTAGAGGCCGCTGGTTTAATACTATTGGAACCCGATCCAACTGACCGACGCCGCTACCTCATAATCCCCGGTGAAATTAGTAGTAGTCAAGGTGGGGGGTCAATACAAACTCCACTAATCTCTCCGTCTAACGAAATACTGGAAAAAGTTTCGACAATGAATGGAAAACAACCCCCCACACCAACTACAACTATTTCCACCAAACCCAAACTTAACGAAGTTATAGAGGATGCATTGGAGAATGGGCCGCGAAGTCGAGAAGAACTTCAAGAATTAGCGGTTGCAGCAGGTTACTCGACGGAGGAGTTTCAGAAGGTTTTTCAGAAAATGTATTTGAAGGGTCAATTGTTCGCGGAAGATTTGGTTCACCCGAAATATAGGTTGACGGGGGCTGAGTAGGTTGTGGGCGCGATTTTACGTTTGTAGGATTTGTGGTTGCGATGCTGAACATATTCATCACATTGATGGAAAGCGACAGAACAACTCGCGAGAAAATCTTGCGCCTCTTTGCAGATATCACCACTATAAAATTCACCAAGACGCTAATGTGAGAAAAGGCGGTTGAAATGAAGTTAGTCGATCGTTTTTGGCGTTGGTTAGCATGGAAAATATCGTTTTGGATCGTGCAGTATTTGACGGTTGGAACCCACTGCGGACTATGTGGGAAATGGATTCCATATGAGGTCGGTTGGGCGGCTTGGGCGTGGTCAGTATGCAAGGAGTGCGAGAAAGGCGGTAAGTACACCCCCGACATGAAGAAGACTTACCGCGTTTTGAGATGTGGTTGGGATAAAAAATGAAATGCGAACATGAAAGTGAGTACCCGAACTGTCGGCGTGATTGCGGTTACAGAACATGTGATGCCGAACTTGAAAGGATGATGAAAATATTGAAAAAACCGATGCATGGACATTCACGCTTTTACGCATTGCTTGATGAGATTGCGGATTTGCATAGCCGGAAGAATTCGAATTACGCGAACGACGATCCATTAAGCAATTTCAAAGAGTGTGAACGATTTGGGATTCCAGCGTTTCATGGCTGTTTGGTGCGTATGAGCGATAAATGGTCCCGTATTGTGGAGTTGGCGAAGGGTAAGCCGGATGCGGTCGGGGAATCGCTTTCGGACACTTTGAAGGATTTGAGTGTTTACAGTTTGATTGCGGTAATTTTGTTGGAAAGGGAGAAAGAAAAGAATTGAAGATCCCATTAGCGGTTACGAGTTTTTTGATGCGAAGGAAATTGAGAAGTGGTGTGAAGCAATGCGGAAGCGACTTGAAGAGATAATGAAGCTCTCTCAATTGGAAAAAGACTATCCATTCAATGTACTTGCACCGATAAAGACGGGCATGAAAGCAGTCGCTGAGGAAGTTTTGGAGTGGCTGAAAGAAGAATGAGTAAACGCGTGTATTTAGCGGGACCGATTGAGAAACGAGAGGACCGGCAAGAATACCGCGATGTTTTGCGCAATTGGCTCATCGAGAAAGGATACGAAGTATATGATCCTTGGCTTTTCGAAGTGCCGTTTCTCGAAGGAAAAGGATATGCTTGGAAGAAAGATGGAGACTGGGTTATTGACTTATCTTGGCGCGAAGTTCCTGAGTTTCGGGAGAAAGTTGTTAGCGATGACATGGTGGCTATCCGTAAGTCAGATGCAGTGGTCGCCTACATTCCTCAGCCTGTGCAGGGAACCGCTATGGAAATCTTTTGGGCGAACCATGATTTGAACATACCTACATTCGTAATATTCACGCGGGAGAAGCCGAGCGTTTGGATTTTCAGATTCGCCACTAAAATTTACCGAACCATAACCGAATTCAAAAACAGTTTCGAGAGGGATTTTCCAAATGCTTGATTGGTTGTTTGTGTCGAAGGTTGCAATCTTCATGTTGGTTACGTTGGATGCGATTTGGGATTGGATAATTTTTCACACGCCCGATTGGATTGGTTTACGTAAGTTTAAGTCTCGGATGATAAACTTGAAAACCCTCTTCAAAATCGCGTACATAACGTTAATCACAATAAACTTAAGGTGAAAAAACATGGATGATGAATGTCAGTTTAGTCCAACTGGAAAACATGACTACAGCATGACTATGTCGAGGCGAAAACCCGAATATCATTGTATCTTTTGTCTGAAAGAAAAACCCCTCATCATTAAATGCCCTAAATGCGGGTACGAACTTGAGTAGGTGAAGTTGCCCCCGTCACGCTTCCCTCGCTTGAAAGACATGAAAGGAGCAAATCCACCCAATGAAAGAGTTAGCGGAACTCATTAATAAGATTCATTGTGCGGATGCCTCCACGTTTTTACGCGGATCTCCAAGCGAAAGCCTTGAATACTGCGAAATCGCGCGACAACGACTAGCAAATCCGCAATCTCAAACGAGGTTAACCCTATGAAAGGTAAGCAAGTGCAAATTATTGTTTTTTCGCTCTTCCTTAGCATCCTCGCTTTCAGTTGCTCAGTTTTTCCGCTTTGTTTCGGCGCCAACTATTTTGCAGGTGTGAAGGTTGGCGACGGCGTAGCGTATGCAGTTAATATGCCGGATTGGTTGCCGGAAATTGTGGGTGTTCAACTTGATGTTTTAAACGTGACGGCGAAGACGAAGGTTTACTTCACCGCAACATATTTCCTCGAAAACGGCTCCGTAATAGCGCCGAAACTTGTAACCGAAACCATGAACATCACAATAACCGACAACTCGCCGAACATTACGACCGCACTTGAAAACACTTTCAGCGGTTTCGGGCAGCAGTGGACTTCATACCGAATGGTTGAGAATGTGACGGAATCCTATAATGTTACCAGCTACTCGCCCTACGGCTACGGTCCGCCAACCGTTAAACTTGTCAACCGCACAACAACCGTTTACAACGTAACTTACCAAACGATCTTTCCACTCCTCAGTCAAAATGTTGAATACGGATACGTCACCGTCTACCAAAGTGACATCGGCTTCCCAGTCTACAACCAAATCTTCACCGCAATAAGCTTAAGGAAGGGCGTAGCGTTAAACCGCGGTTCAAGCATGTACGTGACCGACACGCAGTACCGCATTTACTTCGGCGCAATCCGCAACACAATCCACATCCAATACGTCGACATCGGCGCTAAAATCGATTGGTGGTGGGACCAAGCGACTGGCATACTGCTTGAAATGCAATATGCATTCGCAACCTCAACCGGCACACTTGAGGGCAATGTGAAAATCGCAGCCACAAACATTTGGGAAAGCCACCCCGCAATCGCATACATCCTCGACCCACTCGTATGGTTCATCTGCAGCAAAATCTTTTGGGGATCACTCGCCGGCTACTTCATTGCATTCGCAATCATCGAAGTACGCGACCGACGGCAACGCGGACAAATGCGCATGGGACAATACGCAGGCTGGGCCATACTACTGCTAATCATCTTCATCGTCGCCGCACTCATCGGCTCAATCATCTACGGATTGGTGGATATATGGACTTGGCTTCGCTAGAAGAAAAAAGAAAGCGACATCGTGACTATATGAAACAATGGGTCAGGAACCATCCTCATTACTACAAAGAGTATATGCACCGATACTACTTGGCGAATAAAGACAAGCGGCGACAATATAAGCAAACCCATCGCAAAGAAATAAATGAACGCCAGAAAAAGTACGCAAAAGCAAATCCCAATGAGATCAAGGCGTTACGTCGAAAAACCTACTATAAAAATAGAGAAAAGAATATCCGATATACAATAGATTGGATGAGGAGAAATCCCGAAAAAGTCAAGTTAAACGCTACACGCTATCGGTTGACACACCCAAAACAGATACATGAAAGTTTTCTTCGTTATCGACATGGTGAAAACGCTGTAAGAGCATCTGACCGAGACAAGACCTGTAGAAAATGTCGATGTTCTTCACGCTTAGATATCCATCACATTGACATGGATAAAAATAACAATAATTTGAACAACTTAATTCTTCTTTGCAAGGACTGCCACCGAAAACTACATGCTTTTACGATACAGCAAATTTCAACGGAACAAAAAATCAATCTTCTGAATAGGTGGTTGTCTAAATGAGGAAACCTTGGCAACCAAAAGACGCGGATAAAGCCTACATGGATGTGGTGGAAGCGCCTTTAGCCCAATTCTATTGGTATCGCCATAAATGGTTCCGCGTATTGTATCGCCCGTTGATTCACCTAACTTCGAAAGAATACAGGTTTCATCGATTCAGTCTTCTTTCGGAGAAGAAGCGTATGAAGAAAGTGCAGAAGTGGAGTATGCAATATCGCGTTAAACCTGATTTTCCCCATGTTACGCTTAACGAAGTTGTCGGTCGCGATACTGAGAAAAGCGTTTTGCTTACGAGTGTGCATTATTGGGTTTTGCGCGACCCGAAGTTACGGGAACAGTTGAAGAATCCGCCGCCGAAAGTGTTTTGTGTTAAAGGCGCAAGTGGTACAGGTAAAACGTTTTTGGTGAAGGCAATTCAGCGGGAAGCCTTTGAACGTGGATTGAAAGACGGCTACATCGTCAACCCGAAAGTCATCATGGCAAGCGAAATATACACCATGTGGTACGGCGAATCTTCACGCAAGGTGGCGCAAATGCTTAACGAGGTTATTGCGACACCGACGGTTTGCTTGATTGATGAAGCGCAGAATTTCGCGAAGAAAGGCGGGCGTTGGGAGCAGGCGAGCGATGAAAGCGGTGAAGATCAGAAGGTTCAAGGCACAATTTTGCAGAAGATTGATTTGCTTCAGGCGAAAGATTTTCGTAGCATCATTATTTTTTCAACGGATAAGTACGAGTCGCTTCTCGAGACAATTCGACGGCGAAGTGCAATCCTCGACTTGGATTTAGGCATCACGCGGCCAATGTTGCTTGAACTGATAAACCGTCAATGCGCAAAGTATCATATCGAAGGATTTGAAGATGAGAAGATTTTGCAGAAGATGGAGGAAGCGTTTCGCACACGTGGACACACACAAGTTGTACCCGACAACATTATAAAAACATTCCAATATCTCGTCGAAGAGAAGGAGAAACCAATCCACGAATCCATGTTCAAGTCAGGTGAAGCCGCAAAACTTGAACCGCCGAAATACGAGTACAATGACTTCGCGAAAATAATCCCTAAAGTAATCGCGTACACGGAACGCGAAATGACTGCTTCCGCGAAAGAAGCGCATCAAATGGTGAAGTCGTGGGAACGCTACAAAGACATCGGTGGACTGCACGACGTTAAACCCAATGTAATCAAGGAAATCATGCTTGCAATGGACGCGGATCAAGCCCGCAAAGTCGGATACAGACCGCCCAAGGGCTTTTTGTTCCACGGACCACCAGGAACCGGAAAAACACTTCTCGCGAAAGCGATTGCGAATGAGAATCAAGTGAACTTCTTCCTTGTTAAAGGACCGTCACTTATGACGGGTTTGGTTGGTGAAAGCGAGAAGGGTGTGCGGGACGTGTTCGCAAACGCTAAGAAACATGCGCCGAGCATACTTTTCCTCGACGAAATTGATGCACTTGCACCTATACGTGGATCCCGCTTCGGCGATGCAGGAGTATCTCAAACTGTAACTGCTGCGCTTCTCGCGGAACTCGACGGTTTTAACCCATTGGGAAATGTTGTCGTTATCGGTGCAACTAACCGCCTCGACATCATCGATCCCGGCGTGAAAGATAGGCTCAGTCGCCAATTCGAGTTTCCATATCCGAAATCGGTTGAGGAGAAACGTGAGGTTTTAGCGGTTCACTTGGGCTATGTGAAGGAGCATTTACATGATGAAGTTACCACGGATTCAGCGATGAAGATTTTCCTTCAAAAGACGTTTTCGCCGCGAATCATAGCGGATGTTGTGCTTGATGCGAATAGTTTGCGTGCGAAGGAGATTCAGGCTACGATGAAGCTTGTGGACGCTGTTAGTGGAATGTTTCCGGAGAAGATCAAGGACATTCGGTTAGCGTGGAAGGACGAGTTTACGCGGATTCAACAGATACTTGCGTTAAACAAAACGGTGAACAATAATGAAAAGGATTTGCATGGGGTTTACGCGAACATTACGCCGGAGAAGTGGAAGATTCGCCTGTTTCATTTGGAGAAGGCATTTGAGAAGAAGGCGGAGACAGATGAGATGCGGGAGCTTCGACAGATGCAGGCCATATATCGTAGCGGTCAGCCGGAAGTCGGGAAAACATTTGGTTTAGCCACTGATAGCGAAGGGCAAACGGGAATGGTGCTGCCGATTGAATGCCAAATCTTCCCAGCAATAAAGAAGAATGAAGGCGTAATCGAGGTTTACGGAACCGTTAATGAAAGCATTAAGGAGTCAGCGCGGATTGGACGCACATATTTGCGCAAGCACTGCCTGAACATCATGGACTTCGACATTTACGTACACATGCTTTCCCCAAGCGAAGGCGTGGACATCGACACGCAAAAAGCTTCGGGGCCAAGTGCAGGAATGGCAATTTTAATGGCGATGATAAGTGCCTTAACAAAAACACCCGCATCACCCAACATCTGCATGACTGGTAAAGTATCCATGAACGGCAAAGCTGGTCTTGTCGGCGGCATTCAACCCAAACGAGGCGCGGGAAAACTCGACGCAGCACGCGAAGAGAAATTTCAAAAAATTATCATTCCCCAAATCGGCTATCAAAACTTGTGGAAGGACTTCAAGGATTACGTGAAGATGAGTAAGGAGCTTGGAACCGAAATCGTAGGTGCAGTCGACGAGGAAGATTATTCGAAACACGTGTTTCCCGATGTTAGTCACGATGAAATTGTGAAGCGACTTAAAGAATTAAAGTAGCGTGAAGTGAAATGATTACTAAAGGCAGATGGGTTAAGAAATTCGGTTGGAAGGAAACACTACACTATTGGCTTCTACTGCCCTTCTACCTTATCCGCGTTCCCTATTGGTGGATCAAATGGAAGGATATTGACGAATTTCATACATGGAGCAACTTGATCTCCTTTGCAAAGGGGTCATGTGATTTACGGACAGGACGAATGTACGAGTGGATTGAAGAATGACGCAGAATGATAATGTTAAGCGATACCCAGTTTTCCACTTCGGCTACTTGAAGCCTCATACGAGTGAGGTTTTCATTAAGGATGTTTGGAAAACCGACAGGAAAATCGGGATAATCGGCTTCGACGGCTACACGCTTTGCGACGGCTACATCGAAAGCAACGCGGAAATATATCTCGCCGTCAGTTTAAACCCGAACATTAAGAAATACGGTAAGCATACTGGCCACGAATACTTCGATTACACGGATGGATGGCATGCCGACAAAATCTATAAAAAACAACTAATCCGCTATGATGAACCGCAATACTGTTTCGCTGAAAGTTTGAAGCGCGACTATCTATTTTACGTGCAAAGGGATTCCTACCATCAATGCGTCGGTGTAAGCGACCTATACAAGCCGCAATTCTTCCCCGCCGGCAACGCAATCAACATCGACATCGACACACCAATCTTCACGAAGATAGCGGCGGTCAACGCAACTGACTACGCCGGCCACTACGACGCATTCGTAACAATATTCTACGTCGAATATTTTTAAAGGTGAAAAAATGACTGAATTGAAGCGAAAACGATTCATTGCAAAATTCCTAACCGAAACTAAACCTTCCACAGTCACTAAAGAAGGATATCGTACTTGGAGAAGCGGTCCAAGTCAAATATACGACTATGTTGACGGTGTGAAAACGGGTTTACGAGTATTTTCGCCTTTTTCAACTGTAATCATCGAGATTTGGGATACTGGTGAATTAACCGTTGAAATTAACGGCGAGAAAATTAGCTTCGAGATGAAGAGGGGAAATTAACTTTGGCTGAGTTGAAGTATAAGATGTTTGAATGGTTTTACCCTGTGGAACTCCATGATATGTTAATCCCGTACATCCGCTATGCGCCGATGATTCACGCTTGCTACCGCCGACGACTGGGTTGGGAATACCCCGAAACCATACAAATCAAATTGCTTCCCGACTTAACGGTGGGTGGCAATGCAAACCACAATGGCATACAGTTGAATGTGGATTGCCTTGCGACACGCGGTTACTATGAGCCGAAGCTTAGTTACATGTATGCGGAATGGTATTTCGCCGTGTTGGGCCATGAGATTGCACATGTTTGGCAGGGTTTTGCGTGTGGTGAAGGGTGGCCCGATGTGCCATGTGAAAGTTTGGCTTGCGTATTAACTGTGTTGGCGTTGAAGGACAGCGGACGTTACGAGATCATGGAGAAGGAGGATCGACATTTGCGTTTGAAAGGCGACAGCGAATACGCGCGATTATTAGGTTACCAACTCGCGGACAGCCACTTTCTGCGTCGACTATTCCAACACATGATGAAGAAATACAACATTCGATGGAGCGAAATGAAAACCGAGGAAGAAAAAGTCGCCAAATGGAAACAAATTGTGGAGGAATGCGAGCCGTGAATCCCCTCTTATTTTTGTGGTGCGTTGTATTAACCCCATTTGTATTCGGTCTCAGTAGTTACGCTTTTGATTGTCTCCTCAACACATTCCCCCTCTTTACAATATGCGGTGGCATAATTGGTTTCTGCTTCTATATCAAATTACTAATCAAGTTTTTTACTGGAGATTTTTAAGCCATGCAAGTTTGGACACCCACAAGCAATGGGATTTATGGTCCCGTTGAAGTGCTTGCGTTGGAGAAGGATGCGTGTGCAGGAACTATTGTGTTGTTTATGGGTGGCTTGAAGATTCGCTATAGCGTGGATAAGGTTAATAGTAAAGGTTTCAGCCACTTCAACGATGATGAGCTTCGCGCAGTCGACTTCTTCGTTGACGAAGGTTTCCGCGTGCTTGTGCTTCGCTACGGTCAAATTTTTCGGTGGGGCGACCGTTGGGTTGACAATGTTTGCGCGTGGGTGAGGCGGATTTTCGGAAAACCGAAAACGTTTTTGGTCGGACATTCAGCGGGCGCAATTCTCGCGCTTTCGCAACTTAACGCGCAAAAACCATCAATCACAAACATCGCGCTACTATCCACACCACACCTACCACCAATCAAACGCAAAAAATTCATGAAATACAATGTCTTCCTCATCCATGGGGTACTTGATAAACCCGCACATGAAACTCATTGCAAAATCTTTCAATTACTCGAACCTAACCCAAATGCTGGACCATTACATGTAATTCTCAATGTCGGTCACGATGTTTGGTCGTCAACTGTCACGTTAGACGCGTTAAAACAATGGATGGATGAAGCATCGTGAAACGGAAGCAGGGTGTACGCGTAGTGTTTTGCCGTGGTGTCGTAGTTCGGAATGGTCGGGAGCAAATTTGCAACAGGCGTTTAACCGTTCCGCCGAAAGCCACACATGTTAAATATTGCCCCGACTGCCGCGAACAAGCCCGCCGCAACAGTTGGAACAAATATGCCCGACGAATGCGGCGACTATTACTCACCTACCAATCCTACTTCACCCGCTACCCCACAAGGAAGATAATCATTGAAATATGTTCCCATTGCAAACATGATAAGATTGCTTTCGACCCCGCTACCAACGAGAAAATATGCGAGAAATGCGGTCACATTCAAGCTTAATCAATCGAAGTTCTCGACATAATTAAGTATGGAGTATAACGGCGTTTTGGAGTGGTAGCCGTAGTAAACGGAGTGCCACCCACGCCTTAACTCCACATGGGGTTCCCTGTAGCGTCTTGTTCCTCTTAACGTTTGGGAGAGCGTTGAGTTTCGAGACTTGATTACTGCGGCGGGTATCGGCTAATTTCTCCCCATGTTTTCGCGCTTAAAAGGTGTACGACGTGTTTTTTGAGCCACAGGTTGAACGGGCAATTTTAGATCGACGTAAAGCTGAATTCATTATTCGTGTTGCACCTGAATATTTTGATGAGGCGGAAGCCGTAGCTGACCTAGTGAATAGTGTATTAGACACTCGCTGGGGGCGTCTATTCGGCGACTACATGTTCATTAGCTTCGACAAACTTGAATCGCTTGAAATGGCGCATTTCGTCGTTCACATTCGCGCTGATCTCCTAGCACTTCTTAAAGACTTTAAGGAAATAGAAGGTGTTTTCGAGAATATTACGGTTAAGCTTGAGCCTCCGCCAAGCACAGGCATTACCGTAACGATGGGTGAAACCGCCAAGTATATCGGTGCGGACAAAGCATGGCAAGTTGGTTTAACTGGAAAAAACATTGTCGGCGCGGTTTTGGATACGGGAAGCAACCCGAAACACCCGTTGCTAAAAGGCAAGTATTTGGCGGAAGAAATTGCATTCAAGTATCCGTATAATTCTCCCGAAAACTCTCCTATCGCACGTCATTTTCACGGGCCGGGAATGCAAAGCATTTTCCTCACCGTCGCACCCGACGCAAAAGTAGTGAGCGTCAAAGTCTTCCCCGCTTCAGGAAGCACCACGTTAAACGTGATTTACAGGGGGATTGACCGCGCAATCGCGCATAAACCCGACATTATGCTTGCGAGTTGGGGTAGTTCGCGGTGTAGTGAAGACCTTCATCATGTTCTCGAGAAAGCTTTTGCAGTTAATCCACGTATGGTTTTCAGCGTCAGTATGGGTAATAGCGGTTGGAAGCAAGGTGTGTTTAAGCCCGGTTGGGGTGGGCAACGTTATCCGTCGATTGGCTGTCCCGCCGACATGGCGAATCTAGGCGCAATCGCAACAGGCGCATTAGCCATTCGCAATCCATACCCCGACGCAATCGCAAACTTCAGTTCACGGGGACCACCGCCATACTTCGTTATGTCACCCGGTGGCGGACAACAATACCGCAAATTCGGCGACGAATACTTGTTCGACCGTGGGCGGCTTCGTTATCCCCGGTATATGCTGGTTGAGGATGCGGAGCGAATTTTGGTTGCAGATACAAGCTTCGGTTATATCGTTTGCCGTGGCACAAGTCCCGCGCAACCGCACACCGCTGGCGCAATCGCTTTGCTTATGGAAGCTTACCCGAATGGTGAGTTAGCATCAATTTATACGAGTAGGATTAAGCAAACTGCACGTATACTTGGTGACGCACCGAATAACGATAGCGGTTTTGGATGTGTTGACATTTGGAATGCTGTGAATCTTCGGAGGTGAATTGACAGATGGACATGAATCTTTTATCTGCCACATGGATTGTAATTGGCTTCACTTTTGGACGTGGCTTCGGTAAGAGGCTTGACCAAGGCATAACCGCTAGTAAATGGTTTAAGAAGCGGAATCCAATCATTCAAGGACTTTTAGCGCGAATACTCGATGTAACCCACCACTTCTGGGTTGGATTGCTACTGATGCTTTACGTTCCAATACCTGAAGCATTCTACTTCGGCATGGGTTTGTTCATCGACGATCTGCCTGACGTGCCACGTAGATTCCGAAAACTCTTTACATTCCTTTAAGGATGGTAAACATTGGACAAATATAAATTCGTTCTCGGTTTAGCGGCAATCTTCGCGATAGTCTACCTTATCGCCAACGCGAATATGCAGGGCATAGATGGAAACGCTTTAGCCGCTGGTTGCATCGCACTCGGCGCAATCGGTGGAGCATCGTTCGTACGACATAAAAAGCAATGAATCTTCGTTGTGCTTGGTGCCACTGTGTTTTCGTTTCGAAAAGGAATCGTAGGTTGTGCCCTAAATGCAAGCTAAAGAAGAGTGGCTATGCCGTTTAACCGACGACTACTATTTCATTTTAATTGTCGGCGAGAGCCGTGATGTTTATCGTGACTTCGTTTTGCTTTACAAGCCGTTTGGACAAGAAGAAGATGTCATAAACTACATTGAAGATAAGCGTTGGGCAAACGCGGAAGTCTTCTTCCACATTAAGCGGCAGTTGAAAAGCCAAACCATGTATATTGCGTGATTGCGTTGTGGTGGGTTTTAGGCGCGGCTTTAGGCGGAATATTAACTATAGTCGGGCTTTACCAGATTGAGATAATGTGGATTAAAAAGGCGTGGAATGAGCCGCTTTTCGAAATGCCGTTTTGCTTCAACGTGCGCTACGAAGTTGCCCGCGACATATGGTATAGCTGCGTAATAGGTGGATGGCTATTAACCGCAATAAGCCTAATGTTGGCGAAATAAATGGCAAACGCAAAATGTATTTACGACTTGATTGAAGATGGTGAATGCGATGTACGGTTGGAATTGAATAAAGCATCGCTTTCATGGTTTGACTATTTCACTATTTTGGCTAAGTTTTGTGAGTATTGTAAAATTAGGGAGAGTTGAAACATGGAATTAGAAGAGCTACATCGGAAAGTGCTTTTCACGCAAGTGCGAGTGAAGACGGATAAGGCTGGTGGAAGCGGAACCATAATTTACAGTGAACCAAACGAAGATACCCCGAGTAAATACAGCACCTACGTGATAACATGCCATCACGTCATCGAGGATGCGTTATCCGTCAAGAAGGAATGGGACTCCGCGGTTGGTCGCGATGTTAAACGTGAGTACCGTAAAGTTGTGGTTGTCGAGTTTTTCGATTACGAGAATGTGCTTCCGGGACATAGACCTGTAAACTACAGCGTTGATGCCGACATTGTGGCCTATGACAAGGATCACGACATGGCTTTATTGAAGCTTCGCACAAAGAAGCAAGCACAATACGTTGCTAAACTATGTTCAAGCGAGAAGGCTAAACAATTAACGATTGGCGACGAAGTTTTTGCCGTTGGATGCGCAATGCTCCACGACCCAATCCTAACGAAAGGAATAATAACGCACCAAGGCGACGAAATCGACTACAAAGACTACTGGATGAGCAACGCGCAAATAATCTTCGGCAATTCAGGCGGCGCGGTTTTCACGAAAGACGAACTTGAATTCCTCGGAATACCTTCCCGCATGGACGTGGCCGGTTGGGGAAGCCCAATAACACACCTCGGATACTTCTCACCAATCCACCGCATCTACGAATTCTTCAACGAACAACTCTTTCACTTCCTACATGACAAGACGCATACGGAAAAGCAGTGCGAGAAAGAAAGGGAGAAACGCCAAAAAGCCGAAGAAGAACGGTTGAAAGCACTTTTGCCCGAGGAAGAAGAGGAAACTAAGAAACGTTGAACCTCCGCAGATGGTTCGCCGACACCGTTGCAAACATCACTTTTTGGGGAAGCATTTGGACTACGATTTACATTGTTTGGGGATTAAGCTTCCAGCAAATACTTGCAGTCGGCTCAACGGGCTTACTTCTATGCGCTTTACTCGGCGGCGTTTATGGAAAATACCAAGATAGGTTCCGCAAGTTTTTCGGTTGTTAGTGTAGTTATTCACATTTATAATGAAGCGAGATGTCTCGAAAGAACGCTTCGTCAACTAAAAAGTTTGACCAAATACGGTTGCAACCCCGAACTAATAGTTGTGGACGAAGGTTGCACCGATCAGTCGATGGCAATTGCGCGGAAATATGCGGATGTTATTGTGCCGTATGATGGAGGCGTGTTAAGTTTTGGGAAAGCGCGGAATAAAGGTGCGGAAGCGAGTAGTGGCAAATTCATCTTCTTCGTGGACCCCGATGTATTGGTGCCATTTGACACCTACCTCATGTCAATCATACTATTGGCCGATAACTTTGACGCTGTTACCTGCAACCTACGGGTACACCCCGAACGTGAGCTATTCATGGACCGCTTCATGCATGAACTGCTCAACCTACGCTACCGCCTACTCGGCTCCGGCTGCGGTGACTTTCTCGCAGTCCGCCGTGAAGTGTTCGCTGCTTCGAAGGGTTTTCGCGAAGATTTGGAAAGCGTTGAAGATAACGAATACGTCTACCGCTTGAGTCGAATGGGATTCAAGGTTGGATGTTTGCCAAGTAACTATTATGTTTATGAATCGCCATGCAGGTATCGTTTATATACCTACGCTTTTACCTACATGTACTGGACTTTTAACGCGTTGAAGCTTCTTTTCGGCTTCCGACCCGCAAAATACCGTCGCATTCACCATTAGCGAAACTATATAAAGTGTAGTGAAAGTGACCCGCACCGTGTTCAACGTTAGCAAACATATATAAAGTGCAGCGAACATGCCGAGTTTCCGTGAGCAGCCAGCATTACGGGTTTTAGCGCAGGAGCGTTTGAAGAAGAAGTTTTGCCGTCGCTGCGGCGCGGGTAATAAGCTTCACATGGATCGTTGCCGCGCTTGCCGAACCACTTTTGACGCTGACAAAAAGAATTTCCGCGTTCGCAAGTTGACAATTGGGAAGCGAAGTTAACAATGCCCATCGAACTGCTATCATTCCTTTACGGCATATTGATCGGCGTAGCCGTCACATTCATCACAATGGGTTTCTGCGAAGTATTGAATTGGATTGAAGGACGCATTCGAAAATGATTTTGTTTTACGCGTTAAGCTTCCTTGCGTTTTGCGTCGGCTTATACTTCCTCGCAAGAGCCATTGAATACTTCTATCTGATTTCGGTTTACGGAAAATCGCAGAAAACCATCGTTGAATTCAATAGGAAGTACAACACGTTGCTCGCGCTTCAAAACAAGACGGCGGAACAAGAAGAGAACGACGATAATCCGCTTACGACGTGATTTTTATGACACCGGATGAAATTGAGTTTGACCAAACGATTTTGAAGCTTCGGCTTCAAGGCTGGAAGAACAAAGACATAGCGGCGCATCTCGGCGTTCACGAAAACACGGTCCTTAATCATTGGAAGAAAATCAAGGATGAATGGAAAGACGCGAAAATCGACTATGAAAGCATCGTTGAAGAAACGCTCGCTAGTTTAGACATGACGAAAAAAGAAGCTTGGAAACTTTACGAATCAACAGATAAAGACGACGTGAAAATGAGAGCTGTTTTACCGCAACTACTCGGAATAATCGGCAACTTAGATCGTACTCGCCTTGAAGTGGTTCCCAAAGAAGTTCGTTCAGCCGATAAAGTTGAGTATGTTATCAAATACGCGGGAGATTTGCCCCTCTGCACCAAATGCGGCCAGAAACATCAAGGCGAATGCGTGAAGGCGCTTGAGTCAAGTTGAAACTAAGGAAATCGTTATTCCTTATTCACCACACGATGCGCAGAGAGAATTTCACGATCACCCCGCACGCTTCAAAGTTTTAGCTTGGGGGACGAAAGCGGGAAAAACCGTTGCTGCAGTAAATGAAGCCATAAGGTTCGCGCTTCTCAACCCCAACTCACTCGTTTGGTGGGTTGCACCAGTTTTCGAACAAACAAAAATCGGTTGGGAATACATTCCAGATTTCCTACCTAGCGAACTCATTGCGAAAATCAACAATGTTGACTACATCGTTTACCTCAAGAACAAAAGTAGAATAACATTCAAGACTGCTGATGCTCCCGACCACTTAACTGGACGCGGAATACACCTAATTGTCGTCGATGAAGCTGCGAAAGTGAAAGCAGCATCATGGTATGCGCTTCGAAGCACACTTATAAAAACGGGTGGGAAAGCGGTTTTCATCAGTACGCCGAAAGGTCATAATTGGTTTTACAAGGTTTGGCGACAAGGCTTAGATCCATATGACCCTATTAAAAACCCGTATAAAAGCTTCCATGCTCCATCCACCATTAATCCCCACCTTTCAAAGGAAGAGTTTGAACAGTTAAAAAAAGATTTGCCACAGTGGATTTATGAGCGCGATGTTTTAGCGCAATTCAAGGAAAACATAGGTACAGCTTTCACTAATGCGTCAATTGAAGCCTGTAAAAAAGGCAATTCATTGGGTACACCACAACCACATGAAAGATATGTGATTGGCGTGGACTTAGCGAAAACTCATGACTACGCCGTTGACATAATAATGGATTCATCGGGGCATGTTTGCGGAATCAAACGTTGGCAGGCTGATTGGAACATTCAAATCGACGACCTAAAAGCGTTAAGTCAATATTGGAATAACGCTCTTATTGGAATTGATTCTCGGGGACCAGGATCACCTGTTTTTGATGAATTGATTTCCGAAGGCGTTTCGGTTGACGGTTATGATGCAAAAAGTAATACTCGGAAGAACGAGCTTATTCACAAGTTAATGTTATGCTTGGAACAAGTCGAGATAAGTTATCCCGAATGCGATGAAACCCGCATTTTAATTGAAGAACTAAAAAGCTTCAGTTACAAGCAAACTGAAGGCGGAACAACAACTTACCAAGCTCCAAGCGGTTTAACCGATGATTGTGTTATTGCGTTGGCGTTGGCGGCTTGGTTTAATCAACAGTCAACGCCGTGGGATGCGATAGTTGCAGTTTAAAGTGATTTATTTTGGTTAAAAAGAGAGGAAGTAAAGCGGCTGCCATCGCGTTAGACAGTGCTTTGCCGTCGATTTTCGTAGGCTTACGTGACGCTACAGTTCAAGAACCCTCGTTCGGCGATTCACCCTCCCTCTCGAACCTCAAATACTTGGTTGAACGGGAACCAGTTGCGGAACGAATCGTCGTCGGTGTAGCGCACGATGTTTTTGATTCTTGGTTCAAAGTGGTTCCGCATGGCGATAAGACAAAAGCGAAGGATTTCGACGAGAAGATTCAAGCGGAATTAGCGAAAATTAACGCGAAAAACATTTTTACACAAGCCTGCGTTTTTGAACGACGAGACGGTTGGAGCGTTATCGTTAAAGGCTACGAAGGGTCGTCAACAACGGGTTTGCGAGAGGAGAGGAAAGACGGAGGGAAACTTGTTGACATTGAAGCTTATCCGATTTCCGCGATAACCGTCAAGGAACCCGCCGATATTGATACGGATCAAAACAGTTTGAATTTTGGTCATCCAAAAACATATCACATCGACCGTTACCTGGGCAAGAAAGAGTATCAGCTTGATGTTCATTATAGCAACATTATCCATTGTGTTGTTAGACTTAGCGATAGTGTTTGGAAAGGCATTAGTGCGCTATATCCCGTTTTTGATGACATTGTGATGCTTCGTTGTGTTCGATATTCAACTGCGATGACATATTGGCGTTACGGTTGTATTGCTCTTCTAACCGCTCAACGTGGCACAACGAAAGACCAGTTGAAAACCATAATTAAAGACCAAATTGGCCCCCTTCACCGTCGAACATTAATTGCTTTAGCGGAACCTAACAACTTGAAGTTCATCGGCGCGGAAGGCATAGCGTTACCCCCCGAACAATTCTACGAAATCTTCCTCGAATCAATAGCGATGGGTAGTGACATTCCCAAACCGATTTTACGCGGTGCAGAAGCGGGTTCCATTAGTGGAAGCGAAATCAACGAACGCAAATACTTCAAAACGATAAGCGACAACCAAATGCGCTATGAACCGTTCATCCGCTCCGTCATCGACGACATTATTGCAAGCGGACAAGCCGATGTAGATAAAGTGGACTACACGTTGGAGTGGAATCCACCGTTGAAAATGGCTGAAATACAGAAGTCCGTGGCGCGATGGAATGAAAGTCGCGCACGGGAACGTGAAACAAGCTACAAGACGGTTAACGAAATACGTGACGAACTAGGTTTACCGCATATTACTGACGGCGAAATCGTACTCGGCGTGGAACGTGTCAAAGCCCAACAAATGCAGTTTCAATTAATGCAAGGTCAAAAACAACCGAAAGAGAAGGCTGAAGAGGGAGAACCCGCAACCTAACTTTTCCTCGTTTTTATGAATGTTGTTTTCTTGATTCCGGTTTATAATGCCGGAAAAGTGTTACCTAGCACTTTTAGCTTCTACTATCGTCTTAACCCTCAGCCAAGCAAATACATTTTTTTGGAAAACAATTCAACTGACGACACAGTTGAGAAAATCAAGCGGTTTAAACGTCCATACGAGCTTATCCGCGCAAGGTTCGCCAAAGATGCGGTTAAACGCCTTGGAAACCCCTACGCAACCATTGCGATTGCACGTCAAATCTTACTGACGAAAACACGCTACTTAAACCCTGACTTCGCCATCTACCTCGACCACGACATGTTCATCAAATCCCGCGACTTAATCACACGGCTAACCGAATGGAACGAAGATATTGTAGGCGGCATGTACCTCCGCATTTATCCTGAATCCATTCAAATCGTTAACGATCAAACCATCATAACACCACTCATAGCGTCGAAATGGGACGATGCTAAGGAAGGCGGTAAATACGAACTTCGCACACATCCACCTAAATCTTTCCTAGATTACGGTGAAGTCGCAATGACTTCAGGCGGATGCTTGTGTTTAAGCCGAAAAATCATTCAAGACCGCCGCGTAAACTTCTATCCGCTTCCAACTGAACTAGATCCGATGGCAAGTGAGGATTACGGCTACTGTTTAACTGCGAGGCGTTTTGGCTACCGCGTTTACTTGGATGCGTCCGTGGATATTCACCATCACTGGGATAGTAACCGTAAGAAGCCGTGGGCGGCTAAACCTGGTAGATGGAATGAAACCGTCCGCGAATACGAGGATTTTACATTTTGAACGCTATCCTCCTCATTCCAATTTACAATTGCGCGTCACTATTACCTACACTTTTCGGGCATCTTTACCGCTTGGACCCGCAGCCTGAACGCGTAATATTCGCCGAAAACAACAGTCGCGACAACACGCTTGAACGCCTCACGAAATTCAAGCGTCCACACGAAATCATCCGCGTATGGTTCCGCAGTCGAGTTCGCGACTACGCAAAATCCCCATACGAACCAATCGCTCACATCCGGCAACTGCTACTAACCCGCGCTCGCCACCTAAACCCCGACTACGCGATATTCTTCGATCACGACTGTTGGCCCAACGACCATGACATAATTGATCGTTTAACATTGCATGGTGAGGATATTGTTGGTGGCGCGTATTTACGGGCGTATCCTGAAGGCGTGTTTCTAGCGTCGAAGTGGGTTCACCCCGATACTGGAAAAATAATTTGGCGTAAAACCGCGTTGCGCCCGTATGGTGAAGTTAACATGACTTCGGCGGGGTGCTTATGTTTGTCGCAACGCATCATTCAAGATCATCGCGTGAACTTTTATCCGCTTTACGATAATGTGGCGAGTGAAGATTACGGCTATTGTTTGACCGCGCGGCAGTTCGGTTACAAGATTTGGTTGGATGCTACGGCTTCATGTATGCATTTTTTGGATTTGAAACGGGAGAAGCCGTGGACCACGGCATCGAATCAGAAGGATGCTTACGGCTGTTACCAACTGATTGACTTCAAATATTAAGGTGAAACGAATGCCTGCAAAAATCAACTTCTACGACGAAAACGATAACGAGTTGAAGGAGTTTAAACGTCGTTTTCGGAAGGGTCAGCAAGGCGAATTTAAAGTTTACGCGTGGAATGATGGGGAGCATACGGCGTATGATGTTGATGTTGATGTTGATATTAATATTGATATTGATATTGATAAAACGCTTCCAACACATTTGAAGCCAAATGAAGGTTTCGGGATGACATTTCGCGTCAAAGGTAAGATGGCTGGAAGGATTATTGTTTCATGGTTTGATGAATGAAAGTTAAAACGAGGTGAAATAAAAAATGGTAGCAACAGTAACTATTAGAAGACATCACGGCGCAACACCTACGAAGACGGATATAACCACGTTGAATACTCGCGCATGTACGGATGACGGTGTAACTCCAACAGGCAACCCAACAGCCAACCCAATTCCCATCGTCGCTGGAAATACAAAATACTCCTATTGGATAGTTACTCGACTAAGCGCGGACACCACGCCTACGGGAACGATAAACAACTTGAAATGGTATAGTGACGGCACGAACAGTTTAGGTACAGGTGTCACTTGCGTTGGAAACAACGCTTCTGCATATGTGCAGGCTACAGGCACGGCTGGCGATACGGGTACTGTGCTTAACACAACTAACTACGCAAATTTATCCGCCAACCCAACTAACGTCTTCGCATGGACTAGCGGTTCAACATTATCCCTTGCTGGTTCCATATCGAACCCGGACACAGGTGACTTCGGCGACTACTTCGTATATCAAATAGTTGTGAACGGTGACACGGCTTCCCCAGGTGCCACGGCGCAAGAAACCTTCACGTTCCAATACGATGAAACATAGGGGTTTTTCACCGTTGAATATTGAGAGTATGCGGTGGAGAGCCGTTTACAGTGATGGCGGTGAACTTTGGCAGGAGAAGGATGGGAAGACTGCTAAGTATGCTGATATTGACCGTAGCAAGTTGATGTTTTTCGATTTGGTTGAAGATGACGTGGTTAAGTACCGCCTTTTTTTCGATGATCCGAAGAAGCGGTTGATCTTCAGGATTAGAACCGTGATGCGGGCGGGTGAAGGTTTACAGCGGATTGTTTTATTGGGTTGGCAGAAAACCGTTAAGGAAGGCAACATTCAAGCGGTAATGTATATTCACGAAGACGACCGCGTACTGTTTGCTTCGGCATGGGATAAACTGCCGGAGCCTTATGGTCCCCCTTCGTTTGAAGGATATGATTTCGAGTTAAAGTAGCCGAAAAGCGAATACAATCGTCATCGGGTCAATACAATGGTGTTTTCAAGTGATTCAATGCTTCCGATGCGCCGAATGCTGCAGAAAACTGTTCTTCGGAATGGTTGTTACAAGTGAAGAGATTCGGCTAATCGAAGAAGCAACGGGAATTAAACTTCAATACGAGAAGATTAGGGAAAACCGTTTCAAACTTTTGGGCGAAACATGCCCGTTTTTGGATGACAACAATCAATGCACGATATATGAAATTCGTCCATGTCAATGCCGCCTATTCCATTGCGGCAGATTATCCCCAACAGATAAGAAGTTAGATTCAATAGGTGAAATCCGCAGTCTCATCTTGGCGAACCCCGAATATCGGGAGTTCAAAGAGCGAATGGATGCGGAAGGTGTTGCATGGGGCAACCATCACGGCTGGAATTGGAGGAAGATGTAAGCCGTGGCAACAACATATTACTTCCGCAGCTCCGACGCGTCAGCGGGTCCAACGGGTAAAGCAAGCACACGTACTGACGGGTTTCCAACAGTTCCATCGGATAAGAACACTGCGAAGGACATGACGACTGCCGCGGGAACATTGGAGACTTCGCAGGTAGGTGCATATAATAGTGCTGGAGCAGCGTACACGCTTGCGCGAATCTTCGTCGGTCCCGCTCTTGCCGCGCAAACATTGACGGGTGGACAAGCGGGATATCAAGTCGGCATCGGCATCAAAGAATCCAGCACCAGCATGAACCTGTACCACGACACATTTGTTTATGTTTGGCGCAACGGTTCCGGCAATGTTAAAACCATCATAGTTGCAACTTCATGCGGAACCGAACATGGGACCAGCCAAAAGGAATGCGTTATAACTGCGACGGGTGCCTCTGGCAACTTCAGCATCCAACTGAACGATCGCATTGTCGTCGAAGAATGGTGGCTCATTAACAACGCGAAATCCACTGAGTACACGGCGACCGATTATTATGAAGGCACAACAACTTTCACAGCTGACGGCACCGCTGCAACCGACAACAAAAGTTACTTCTATTGTCCGCAAACACTGAACGAAGCAGCAGGAGCACAATACACTAAAACGCATACAACAAACACGCTTCTCAAGAAAACCACATCCAAAGCTCACACCACAAACGCTTTACTGAAGAAAACTCTAACAAAAGCCCATACAACCAATGCACTACTGGTAAAAAGAACAACCAAGACACATACAACGAACGCCTACTTAATTTCAAGAGTACCCAAAGCTCACGCGACGAATGCGCTTCTATTAAAGACTCAAACGAAAACTCACACCGTAAACGCATTACTCCTAAAAACCGCCACCAAAACCCATACAACCAATACGAATTTACTCTTAAGAGGCGTAAAAACTCATACAGCCAACGCGTTACTGAAGAAAACTCAAACCAAAACCCATTCTACAAACGCGTTACTTAAAGCCACTTTCTCGAAGGCGCATACCACCAACTCATTCCTAAAGTTAGTTGCCACAAAAACTCATTCGACAAACGCGTTACTATTAAAGACACAAACTAAATCCCATACCACGAACAGTTTACTTAAAGCAACCTACACATTAAGCCACTCAACCGACGCATACCTAACCACTGAAGCACAACCTCCACCAACACCCCCACCAACGGGCGGCGTTGGCCGCATATTCGTTCCACCCACACGAAAACAAAGCGTTCTACCAATCTCAATACTTGAAGCGAAAACAGCGGTTTTACCGATTGAGTTTAAGGAAAGCGAACCGCGAACCGCGATCTTGCCGATTGAAATTAGACCCGTCGAATTTAATGTTGAATCGGTTCAAGATAAAAAATTCATGTTGATTGACGAAACGATTGAACTTGATTTTAAGTTGGATGTTAAAACCGAAAAGAAGAAATTCACAGTAAAGAATCGTGATGAAAAGTGATTGAATGTAAGAAAGGCGAGATTTTCTCCCGTGTAGTGAAAGTGTTTGAAACCGAGGAGAATAAGCAGTATGAGCCGTCGGAGTTGAAGTTGACCGTTGAGAAAGACGGTAAGGAAATTCACTCCTACGTTCCGAAGAAGACGGCTGAAGGCTACCGTTTCCTCGTCAACGTAGACATGGATGCTGGTGACTACGAGTTTGTTTGGCGTGGCATCGTTGACGAAGTGCCGTTTGAAAACCGCGAATCGTTTCAAGTGACATCGGAGAAGACAGATGAAACATCGAAGACGCACTGCGAGAAATGCTTGCTTAAAAACTTCGACAGCGAAACCGCAAACGTTGATGCTGACGCTTTAAACATGACTGAAACAGCCGACTACTTGGCCGTTGACGCAGTTATTGCGCGTGAAGGAGTTTTCCCATTCCACGAAGGCAAAATATACCGCCCCGCAAAAGTGCTTGAACGCGCCGCACTACTGCAAACCGAAATGCCCCTCATTCTTCGACTCGACTTAGCGCATCCACCTGAAGGAGTGGTGATGACTACTAAGGATATTATGGGAACCGCGTATGTTGAGGAGTTTAAGGATGCGAAGATTAAGGCGCGTTTAACGATTAACAAGAAGGTTGCACCTCAATCGCTTATCGACGCGGTTAAACGCGGTGAATTAAGGGATGTCAGCATCGGCTACTACCATGTTTTCGAGGAGAAGGAAGGCAACTGGAACGAGCATAAATATGATCTCGTTGAAACCGACCTTAAACTCGACCATGTAGCCATCGTTGAGAAAGGCAGATGTTCACTACCGTTATGCGGAATCGGTGTGGATCAACCGCAACCTGAAGTCGGCAACGATCCATTCGGAAGATGGAAAGGATTTAACGATTGCGTTCAATGGCAAATGAAACATAAAGGTCTTCCAAAGAAAAACGCTGAAAAACTTTGCGGTTGGCTTCAAGCCCGACTAAAACCTAAAGGTGATGAATGTGAAACTGGCAAATGCGAGGTGAATGAGAATTGACTGAAGCGAAAATTTTGTGCGGAAGTTGTAGTGGAACTGGATACTGGAAAGCACGATTGTATCCTATATCGCCTGAAGTTTGGGTTAAGATTCCTTGTGGAAGTTGTGGAGGCAAAGGATACAAGGTGCAGACGCTTTTTGAAGAGAAATCCGATAAATCTTCATCTTGGATAGAAGAGCATTCAAAACCGCTGAAACAGTAGTGATGTGGAAATGCTGAAGTTTTGGAAACGTAATCATGGTGATACACCAATGAAAATATTAGATATCGACGTGGATGAAAAAGACATTGATGAGTTCGAAGCAGTCTTAGGCGGAGACTTAGTGTACCCTCAATGCAAGGAGAAGGAAGGCATGGCGAAAGTACGGTGCTTAGTCAACGCGATTAAACGCGACGGCATAAGTAACGCGTTGAAAGTGAAGCGTATCGTCTACTTAATCGCCATCAACAAGAAAGCCCAATGGATTCCAGCCGCAACAATGGAGGGAATCGTTAAGCGGGCTATCGCGCCATTGCGGAAAGGCAAAGACGCAGAAGCCTCATGGTGCGAACGTTTCGAAAGCCTTCCAACCGACGAACTCGTGGAACTCCACATGGAAATAGATGCGGCAATCATGGAGTTTCCCGAAGTCTTTGATAAGGCAAAGTTTCCGGATGAAATATGCGACATCGACCATCAAGCTGTCCTAAAAACCTTGGAGAAGCGGATTCAAATCTAACCGCATTCTCCACTTTTTTCACGCTTACTCTTAACGGTAACCCGGTAGGGTTGACGCTTTCATCATAGTCACAACGACCTCGTTCGACAAAGTTTGGACGAGTCTCATAAATCCCATAGGTGATTCGACATGACTGATGAATGTAAATCGGTTAATGTCGAAGCTCTGAAAAAGGAAGCTAAGGCGACCGTTCAAGCGGAAATCGACTCTCTAACCGCCGTGAAAACGGAGTTGGAGCAGAAGGTTGCTACGCTTGAAGGCGAAAAGAAGGTTCTCGAAGAGAAGTTGAAGGTTGCAACTGACAGCCTCGACGCTATCGCGAAAGCGAAGGTTAAGGCTGAAACAGATGCAATTGTCAGCGAACTCTTGGAGATAACGGGCTTCACTAAAGATGAATTGGAAAAAATGTCGCTTGACGAACTTAAAATCGTTAAGTTGACATCGGGTAAACCGAAAGTTTCAGTTCAACGCGGTGACGCTCAGTCGATTACGTCGTCTAACTTCCATTGGGACGCAGAAAAGAAGGAATGGATTGATTAGGTGATATATCATGGCGGATTGCGGATTAATTGAACCAGCAAATCAAATCATAGTTACAGGCGACCCATTAGTAGTAGTGAAACGAGTGGTCACTGCGACAAACGTTGCTCCTGGAAGACTTGTAAAATACGCGACTGATGATTCGGGAATAGTGGTTCTCGCCGCAGCAACGGACAACCCTCTCGGATGGGTTGGATACGAGCAAGCGGGCAACTACTACACTGACGGACACGCAATAACAACGGCTTACACAGCCAACGACATGGTTCCAATCTTGTTCGGTGGACACTTCGTCATTAAAGCGCGAACCGCAACAAACCTTACATGCGGTGACACATTGATCGGCGCGGCTAACGGACTTGTAGCACTAGCGGTCGCGATTGACGTGGTTGTAACAGCGGGCAGCACAACAGTCTTAGGTTCAGCGGCAGGTTCAGCGGCATGTACTGAATCTGGCTCAAAGCCTCCGGGCGGACAAGTAGTCGGAGTAGCAATGGAAACCGTTTTAGGCGGAACTACGGAAGATTTCGTCATGGTGCTTTCCTACATTTAAAGGTGAAACAACATGGCAGCTTTAACAGCGGAACAGTTTAAGGCTATTGACGATGCCTTTAAAGTTGCAGCCCGACAAGTAGTGGGTAAGGGAAGAAAACTTTACCCCGCAACATATGACGTAGGCATTAAAGACGCAGTTACATACTACACGATGACTGAGGTAAGCGCCGCTAAACTCGAATTCAAATGGCCAACACCTGGAACAAGCTTCGACATCACGAACTTGGCTCCAACCACGAAACCCATACCTACGCTACACAAGGAATTCGATATTGACTACATTAAGGCTGAAGCAAGTCGAACAACTCAAACACCACTTGACACGCAAGTTGTCGCATCAGCCACCTATAGGGTTGGTCAACTTGAAGACGACCTATTGTTCCAAGGCTACTCGGCGAACGGAACAAACTACGACATTAACGGCTTATACCGAGATGCGGGTCAAAACTACTCAACTAGCGCTGACTTCGGCACAGCCACAAACGTGGTTGCAGCTGTAGACGGTGCAGTTGCGTTGATGATGGCTCAAAACTGGGAACCCCCATACCATATGGCTCTCAACCCGACTCAATTCACGCAATTAGGAACTGTGTTCTCAAGCACAGGTATCCCAGCGATGGATTGGGTGAAGAAATGTGGCTTCATCAGCGACACAGTTATGGCTACACCTGACTTAACCGATGGCACGGGTCTAATGGTAGAGGCGGGACCAGGATGGGGCGACATCGTAGTAAGCCTACCCTTGAAGCACATCGAGTGGACTGACGAAATGGGTGGAATCCACGGCTACGTTTTGGAACGCATACTACCGCGACATTGGGACACAAACGCTATATGCCAATTGTCAGCCATTTAGGTCTGCGTTTCCCTTCAGTGCTTCACTAACAACTGATACAATTTTCCTGTCGGGAAACAACTGAAAAACACCCCTCTTTTTTCTTTCCTTTCCGTTTTCAAAGTGATGATGAGTGATTGCTAAACGACCCGCGCATTGCCATATATGCGGGAAAGTTTTGAATGAAGCAAATTGGTCTCCATCATTAAGAAAACAATGGAATAATACTTGTAACGCTTGTAACGCAAAAAGAACTAACAATTATTATCATGCTCATAGAACTGAAGCGTTAAAACGCATGAAGAAATACCATGTGCAACATAGAGAACAATGTTTACGACGTACCCGAAGATGGATGTCGAAATTAAGACTTAAAGTCATGCAACATTACTCATCAAATCTATGTTGTAGATACTGTGGATTCAATGATACGCGAGCACTTCAAATAGATCATATAGACGGCGGAGGACGCAAACATGCACGGAGTATCGGGGAACACAATCTTTACAGTTGGTTGAAGAAGAATAACTACCCCGATGGTTTTCAAATTTTATGCGCCAACTGTAACATGATTAAACGCTCTGAGAATGAAGAACTCAAACGGTGAACTTCTATGTTTAGGCGATGTGTCATTTGCAAAAAAGTTAGAAACGAACATGATTTCTTTAAAGGTTCAGGCATCTGTTGGCTCTGTTATCATCAGGGTAAGCATAAGAAGTTTCCGTGGCTTGACCATTCGAAAACTGTTGCGGTTAAACTTGGCGACCGCCGTTGATGCCACGCGTATGGGCTTGCTTTAATGTTTACAAGGAAGCCGCCACCGCGCTTCTAAGCGTTCGCAGCGTCTTCGACTTCGCCGACATCGTGCTTGTAATCGACGGTGCATATGAAACTTTTCCGCGTGAGCCGAATGAGGCTTGGTGGAGTGACGACGGCACCATTGAGATTATGGATGAGCAATGCCGTAAAGTCGGTATGCCACTCCTATATGTTCGTGGACTTTGGAAAGACGAAGTTTCGAAACGTAATAAATATTTGGAGATTGTACCTGACAACGATTGGGTACTTTGGATTGATGGACATGAACAGTTTGCGCTTCTACCTGGCGTTGCCGAGAAAATTAAAGGTATGATTGCGCGGGACGAATGCGATTGGTTTACTGTTACGCTTACAGATTGGCAGGAACATGTAGGTTTAATCGACATCACATTTGAAGCAACCCCGCGCCTATTCCGTAAAGTTCTTGGCTTACACTACAAATATAATCATTATTCGCTTTACGACGCGGAAGAAAAATATTTCTTCCATCATTATCGCAAAGCGGATTTAGGTGAAAAGCAAATCCGTTTCCTACATATGCTCCGTTCACGCGAAAGAACCCGCAAACAACGGCAATACTACCAAGACATGTGGGAGAAAGTCAGCGGGTTCGAAGGCGAATGGATCTGCGCGAAATGCAATCTTCACTACAAACTTTCTGAAGGACAAGTTTTGAAATGTCCTCAATGTGGCGCGTCACCCTACTTTCCACCTGACGTTCCCTGACTCCGAAAGGAGAATGATGAATCATATTTTCACTTTTCATCGCGTTCGCAGGTGTATTTTTTTGGTTAGGATAAGTCTTCTCTGTCCTACGCGTAAGCGACCGCAAAATATGCTTGCTATGTTTCATTCAGCACTCTACAACGCAGACAAACCTACGGATGTTGAATGCGTTTTTTGCATTGATGATGATGATGTAACCGCGCAAAAACAGTTTGAGGATATGAGGAAAGTCTACGGCAATCAAATAAAGGCGAGAATTGGCAAACGCGTGATTTTGGCGCAGACATGGAATGAATGTTTGCCATTAGCTTCCGGCGACATCATCATGCATTGCAACGACGACATCATCTTCCGCACGAAAGGATGGGACACAATTGTTCGCGACGAATTCGACAAATGCTACGATAAAATACTCTGCGTTTACGGCCGCGACGGATTTCAAAATGAGCGATTAGCAACATTCGGCTTCTACGGACGTAAACTCGCCGAAATACTCGGCTATTTTACACCTCCATACTTCAGTTGCGATTACTGCGACAATTGGCTATTCGCAATTCATAAAACTCTCAATCGCGCCCGCTACCACCCTGAAATCTACATTGAACATCTTCACCCCACCGCTGGCAAAGCCGTAATCGATGAAACCCACCGCGACCGCTTAAACGCGGGTGCCCGCGACAATGTGAATCAATTATGGGTGAAATTGCAGCCACAACTTGTTCAAGACATCATTAAGGTTGCGAATTTCATCAATCGCTGGAAACAAATTCGGCTTCCGTGGATGTGGCTTCCCAAGTGAAAGTCGGTTGGGTTGGATTAGGTAAGTTAGGGTTACCCTGCGCCCTAGCAATTGAATCGAAAGGCTACGAAGTGCTAGGGTACGATGTTAGCCCAACCGTAATTGAAATTGTTCGGAAACGCAAAATTCCTTACCGAGAAGAAGGAGCGCAGGAACTTCTCGAAAAAAGCCATATTCACCTTACATCGCTTAAAGATATTGTTCGGGAATGCGAGTTAATTTTCGTTGCGATTCAAACCCCTCACCACGAGAAATATGAGGGTGTAACGCGTTTACCCGATGAGCGCGTTGACTTCGATTACACTTACTTGATTAAAGGCATTGAAGCTTTAGCGGATGAAATTGCAGAGCAACATGTAGATCGCGTAGTAATAATTGTTTCAACCGTGCTTCCCACCACGATCCGCACACACATCAAACCGTTACTAAATGAACATGTGAAGCTTTGCTACAACCCGTTCTTCATCGCAATGGGAACCTGCATCAGAGACCTCCTAAACCCTGAATTCAACCTATTCGGCGTAGACGATGAGGAAGCCGCAAGAAAGGCGGAAGCGTTTTACCGCACAATAAACAACGCGCCGTTTTACCGCACAACCGTCGAAAACGCGGAATTGATTAAAGTTGCATATAACACGTTTATCGGCATGAAAATCGTTTTTGCAAACACATTGATGGAGATATGCCATAAAACAGGTTGCGACGTGGACGTTGTAACCGATGGGCTGAAGCTTGCAACTGACCGCGTAATATCCCCGAAATATTTAAGCGGCGGTCTAGGTGATGGAGGTGGTTGTCATCCCCGCGACAACATTGCGTTGTCATGGCTTGCCCGTAAACTTGGTTTAAGTTACGATTGGTTTGAAAGTGTGATGAATGCGCGGGAGAAACAAACTGAATGGCTTGCTAACTTAATGGATGAGTACCCGCTTCCCAAAGTGATTTTGGGGAAAGCCTTCAAACCTGAAACAAACATTATAGTCGGAAGCCCCGCAATACTACTGAAAAACATTCTCGAGGAACGCGGCCACAGCGTCATTATGTATGATCCTCACGTTGACATGGAAAAACCGAATTTTAAATCAAGTGTCTTCCTGATTGGCACGAAGCATCCTGAATGGATTGATTTCCCGTTTCCGCAAGGTAGTGTCGTCATCGATCCATGGCGTTACATTCCAAGGCGTGAGGGTGTGCAAGTCATTTATGTCGGCGGAGAAAATTAATGGGCACACCATTTAGGGAAATTGAGAAATATCAAAACCGTTTGAAAGGAAGCGTCATAGAGGTTGGTTCCGAACGTTTCGGAGGTTCCACTTGTTTTCTCGCTGACTTTTGCCATAGAAATAACTTGAAGTTTTACAGCGTGGATTTCGAAATAGTTGCTCATCAACGCGCGAAATTGATACCGAACACAATAGCCGTTCAAATGAAAGCGGAAGACTTCCTGAAAAACATCTTTCCGAAAGATGAGAGAATATGTTTCGCTTACCTTGACGGCTTCGACTATATTTTCGATGAAATTAAAGATACGAAAGCGGTAATCGGGCAAATAGACACGTATAAGCAATATGGTTTGGAGTTGAACAATGAGAACTCCAAGAAGTCACATCTTGAAATTGCACGGTTACTCCTTGATTTCGTTGCCGACAAATGCTTCGTAATGTTCGACGATACATGGGGGGTGAATGGGGCTTTTGAAGGGAAAGGCGGTTACGCTGTTCCATTTCTCCTCGAAAACGGCTTCAAAGTCATTGAACAAAACGTCACAGCAAAGCCTTGGAACTGCTACATCATAGTTTGCAATTCGAATGGCATATAAGTGAATTATTTGTCAGCGGGAAAAGTTAGGAATATTTGGGTTTCGATACTTTACCATGTTCCCGAAGGCGCAAGTGTATACGAAATATGCAAGCAGCTTTACGATTTATCCGCGCAATCCACCTTCAAATATCTAAAGGACATAGACGAACACATCCTTTTCACGGAAGCAAATGTGTTAATTCCCGTAACTTCGCTGAACATAGCATTGAAAGACGTATTCTATCAAATACATCGCCTTTGGGAAAGCCAGCCGTGCAATATCCTTTACACTGAACCCGATGTTTGCTTCATAAGACCCACTGAAATCTTCGGCAGATTCAACGAATTCCGCTTATTCAACATTGCAGGTTGCGTAGACAAGGAATTTAATCCCTGGCTAAACGGTCCACCGCTTCTAAACGCAGCAGTCAAATATTTTCCCCATACAATGAAGTGCTGGAACACAGGATTCCTCGGAATGGATAGTTACGATCCGAAACATTGGGGAAGCGACCAATATATTTACAATAAAATGTTTTATTCGCAGGAAAACGCGCGGTCAATTGAACTTCACCCTGAACTCAACTACGGTCGCCCCGTCGTAGGCGAAGAAATAACCTGCAAAAACCTTTCCATTGACGAAATTCACGTGGTTCACTTTGCCGGTACTCGCGGTTACGCTCAAGCCCTCGAGAAAATGCACTTTCTACTTGAAACGGGTAAACTTCCTCCTTTGGAGAGAAACCGTTGAAAACGGTTTTGGTGACGGGTGCAACTGGCTTCGTAGCAGCCAACCTTATTCGCCGACTCATCGATATGCCATATGACCTATATACTATGTCGAGGCCACAGTCGAAGATTTGGCGAATCAAAGACATTTACAACTCACTAATCAACTATGAAGTTGATATCCGCGATGAAACCGCCGTCACAAGTGCAGTTAAAGAAATCGAACCCGACGTAATCCTTCATCTTGCAACCCACGGCGCATATCCACGTACCCAAAAAGACTTCGACACAATAATGGACACGAATATAACGGGAACACACAACTTACTAAACGCCTGCGCAAAACTTGGATTCAACCACTTCATATATACGGGCAGCTCATCGGAGTACGGTGTGAAAGATAAACCAATGAAGGAAAACGATGAGATTGAACCAATTGACACTTACGGCATCTCGAAAGCCACTGCAACCACGTTATGTCGAACATTAGCGTTAAACGACAAACTGCCAATCACTATCCTACGATTATTCTCAGTCTACGGGTACTATGAAGCTCCGACACGGTTAATACCGACATTAATCCGCGCACAACTAAAAAACGAGATGGTTTCATTCTTCGAACCCTACGCAGTCCGCGACTTCATCTTCATCGAAGATGTGGTTGATGTTCTCGCAAACATGATTGAGAAGCCAACCACGGGGGAAATCTTCAATGTCGGCTTCGGTGAACAGCATTCAGTCACGGAAGTCCTGAAAATCATCATGAATCTAACGGATACTTACATATTTCAATTCGACAAGCTTGATGAACGGCGCGAACCGAAAACATGGGTTTCCGACAACACTAAGCTTAAACAATTCCTCAATTGGCAGCCGAAATTCAGTTTGGAAGCAGGATTGAAGAAAACCGTTGAATGGTTCAAGTCAAATCCACAGTTCATGTTACCTGAAGGAACTAGCGGTTAAAATTCGACGTGACATCGTGCAGTTATCAGCGGCAACACATACGCCGCATATTGGGTCTTCGCTTTCAACAGTTGAAATTTTAACCATGTTGTACTTTCATGTGCTTCGCGAAAACGATCACTTTATCTTAAGCAAAGGTCATGCCGCACTTGCGTTATATGTGGTTCTTGAACATCAAGGTATCCTTAATCGAAGCGAACTGAAAAACTTTCACAGTAACGGAAGCCGTTTACCCGGACACCCAACATCCGTTTGCACATCTGAAATTGAAGTTACAACGGGTTCACTAGGACATGGCTTAAGCATCGGCACAGGTATGGCTTTAGCGGGAAACCGAACCTTCGTGTTACTCAGTGATGGAGAGTGCGATGAGGGTTCAACTTGGGAAGCCGCGTTATTTGCATCACAACGTAAACTTGACAACTTAATTGCAGTTGTGGATTACAATAAGTGGCGGGCATTCAGTCGAACTGACAATTTGAAGCCACTGGGTGAGAAATGGCGTAGTTTCGGTTGGATTGTGCGGGAAGTAGATGGACACAGCTTCGATGCGCTAATCGATGTTTTCGACGGAGTTCCCTTTGTTCCCGAAAAACCAACCGTTATTATCGCGCATACGGTGAAGGGGAAAGGCATATCGTTTATGGAAGACCGTTTGGAATGGCATTACCTTTGCCCCGACGAAAAACAACTTGAAGCCGCGTTGAAGGAACTTGATTTCGCTGAGTCGCAATGACGGGTCCGAAGATAAATGAGAAAAGAATTCTTCAACATCATACTTTCATCGGCAAAAGATAACCCTAACATCTTCCTCCTATCAGCGGATATGGGCTTCAACCTCTTCGAACCGTTTCAGTCAGCTTTACCCGACCGCTTCATCAACTGCGGAGTTGCAGAAGCAAACATGGTCGGTGTGGCGGCTGGCTTATCGCTTTCAGGCAAAAACGTGTATTGCTACGCGATTACGCCGTTCATAACGGGAAGATGCTTCGAACAAATTAAACTTGATGTTTGCGCACAAAATTTACCCGTGAAGCTTGTCGGGTCAGGCGGAGGTTTATGTTACGGTGCGCAGGGAATAACGCATAACCCCACTGAAGACATTGCGATTATGCGTGCGCTTCCAAACATGACCGTAGTATGCCCCGGTGACATATTTGAGGCTACGGCGTTGGCGGAAGCATCGGTCGAATGGAAAACGCCAATGTACATTCGTCTCGCAAATGAGCCTTTGGTTTACGTGGAAAGACCCGATTTCGAAGTTGGGAAAGGCATAACCGTCGTCGACGGAAGCGACTTCACAATCGTTGCGACGGGTAACATGCTTTACACCGCTAAGAAAGCCGTGGAGAAACTTCGGGAATGGAGTTTTCACCCGCGTTTGATTTCGATGCACACGGTTAAGCCGCTTGACCATGCGATTCTCGGAAAAGCCGTGTTTGATACTGGCGTGATTTTCACGGTTGAGGAACATAGTGTCATCGGCGGTTTAGGTTCAGCGGTAGCCGAGTACCTTAGCGAATCGGGGCGAAAAGCAAAATTCAAGCGCATCGGCTTACCCGACAAATTCATCTATGAAGTCGGCTCGCAACAGTATTTGCGCGGTCTTTACGGTTTAACCCCTGAAAAAATAGCTGAAACAATCTTCAAAGTGATTTAAAAATGAGTCAATGTGCCTTAACGAACGCGGCTCCCGGCGACCATTGCGCCGTGACAAGCGGAGCACATATCTGCCATAAAACCGAGAAGCATCACGTTGGGAAATACCACCATTGCTCATGTGGTTATCGTTGGGAAAGTGAAGAATAAAAAGGTGATTTGAAATGGCGTTTTGTAGTGTTTCGGACGTGCAGGCGATAGTTGATTATGACTCGACTGCGTTGAATGCTACCGTAGTTGGAAACTTGATTGATATGCAGGATGCTTACATTAAGAAGCGGACGGGTTTAGATAGTGTAAGTGGAACTACTGATACGAACAACTTTAAGCGTTTAAGTGCGCTTTTAACCGCGATTGAAATCAAAAACCGTGAACCCCAATCACTAGCAATTGGCGACGACTACCGTGAAATCCATTCGCCGCAGGGACGTTGGTTCGAGGAAGCGCAAGAAATATTCGCTTTATATGAAGAGAAGCCGATTACTACGTATGACCAGCCGATCGGCGAGATTGACTACTAATGGCTGCGCGACCGCCGCGTAGACGTAGACGACCCGGTTTTCCAGCTGAAATACGCGAACAGATTTTGAAGCGGGACAATTACACGTGCCAGCGATGCGGCTTATACGATCCAAGCGGGGGAACCGTCGACGCCGACCACATAATCCCCACTTCATGGGGTGGCGACGACACCGTTGAAAACGGACGGTCACTATGCGATCGATGCCACAGTTTAGCGGAAGGCGGACGCACAAACTGGGACTGGTTAGCAAGACGAAATCCGTTTGCCCACGTGTTTGATTTTTAGCATCCGAGAAGGATTTCCATGTTAACCGAGGAGGTTTCGTCCTCCCAATGTGTGCTGAGGAAGCGTCTAAAATTTTGACCATATGCTCAAAATAATGAGTGGTAACTATGAATGAAATTGACAAAGCATGGCTTGCTTGTCTAATTGATACAGAAGGCTGCATTAGTAAGGCACGTCCCCAAAAGAGAACGAACTTGCGTTGGAATTTTGTAATTGGAAACACAGATGTTCAACTTTTGGAGAAAGCAAGACAAATTATTGGAGACGGTGCCCATATCTATCTTCGTAAGAATAATAGTTCCAAATTTCATTCTCACGATTCCTACGAACGTAAACCGTTATACGTACTTAATGTTGATAGGCGACTTGTATTGAAGCAAATTCTAGAGGAGATTTTACCCTATCTTATTACAAAAAAACAGAATGCGTTGGATGCCTTAGATTGGCTTAAGACGGTTCCGCTTACTGTAAGCGAAGCCCAAGGTATTAGATCCCGAAAAATGTGGGACGATCCTCTCTTTCGAGAAAAAATGCTTGTAGCTCATAGGACTCCACAATATAGAGAAAAAAGACGTAGAATAGCACGTGAGGTAATGTTACGAAGGTGGGCTGACCCAAATACCCGAAAGAAATACTCCGATATCAATAGTAAAACAATGTTGAAAAATTGGAAGAACCCTGATTTTAGACGAAGGAGGATGAATAAGAAAGATGCTTTGGGGAGGTGGTGTAGTTGAGCTTAGTGCTCAACCGCTTTTAAGCGAGCTTTGGCAACACACGGCAACACGGTTACGTTGAAGTCGCGTTCGACATTTGATGGTGCGCCGACTGCTACGGCTTCGAATACGGGTGGCAACATTGCAGTAGGCACCTACTACTACAAGATTACGTGTCTTGACGCGGATAGTGTTGAGGCTACGCCGTCAAGTTGCACGAAGGTTACGACAACAGGTAATACAAGTAGTGTTGCGTTGAGTTGGAGTGATGTTGCGGATAGTTTCAAGGTTTACCGCGATTCCACCCCCGCATTCGACTCCGCTAACTGTTTCATCGCATCTGCGGCGAATGCTTCGTACACGGATACGGCGGCTTCAACGACCGCGGGAAATCCAACGGCTACGGACTATGGCCACGATGTCATAACTTGGACTGAATCCAGCATCAAGGTTTTCGGTCCATACGACGTGGATACGGAGGAAATTGTTGTCAGCGAAGGCTTCACGGTTGACGATTACAAGCGCGTCACAGTGGCGGGTGACCAAACGATTACGACCAACGACCGCATTGTGTATGCGGACATTGAATTTGAGATTTTGGAGGGTTACCCGTTTCCGCGACAGTATAAGGGAACCACGTTTTTGAAAAGAGTTTTGATTCGGAGAGTGAAAACCTAATGCCCCTTGATCCGCAGTTAGCGATAATGCTTCTACTTAAAGATCATTGGAATGACACTGGTGCGATACCGTCAACTCGTGGCGAAATCAGTTATGCCGAAAGAAAAAGCGGAGCAACGACAGCGGGAATTCAATTCCTAACAAGTCCCGTCGACGAAACCATATCTTCCCCGCAAGTAACCGTTGTCCGCCCAACACCCGACGACCGCCTATACATGTATGCTTCCCGACTAGACCGCACAATTACTCTCAGCCTTGGCACGCCGAAACACTGCCTCTACACGAAAACCTACCTCATTAAGATTCGGCTTAAAACATTGGCGACGGGAAAGCAGGCGAAGGGGCAGCGGAAGGAGGAACGTTGGTTGGTTGAAGAGGAGATTGGTCGGATTTTACGGACATATCCCACTTCCGCTATAGATGTTGACGATATCAAGATTGACGGCGGCTTCAATGAAGATGCTTCAGTAAGCCCCGATGTTTTAGCATCCAACGTTCTCATCGTTGCGGTTTACCACCGCGTAACCTAATTTTTCAGGTATATGCCCGATTTTTCGCAGTCACAATGTGACAAAATTAATGGAGTGAAAAGAAAATGAGTGTAACGTACACAGGTGAGCGAGATGTCGTTACGGCGCTTCAGTATGTCGAAGAAAGCACAGAAGACAGTTTTCCAGCGAATGCGACGTTACTGTGGATTGGGTTGGAAACCCGTTTCGCTCTGACGAGCGGAGCTGGACCAGCTCAGTTTTGGGCTCTAGGAAGCGACAACGCAGCTAACCCCGTACCGCACGGACAGCAAATCAGCGGAATGCGAATAAGCTATTTCCCGCAAGACTTGAATTTCCTCAAGAAAGCCTTTAATGTTGGAACGGCTGCGGGAACACGTGGACCCACGTTTTCACTGTACGGCAAGATAACGTTGGGTGGAACCACAAACTATTTGACGATGACTGGCTGCCGAATCGGTACAGCGTCAATAGTTTGCCGCGCAAACGGCTTAGTCACCGCTGACGTGCAAGTGATCGGACGACTGGCGACATACAACACATCCCCACCAACAGGTGCAACCGAAGCATCCGACCCGGCAACAACGGGTTACCACGCATCGATGACAGGTGCAAACATGACAATTGGCTCGGACACCCCGAAGTGGGCCTTCATCATGGCAGGCGTCAACAACAACGCGTTTCCAGTTTGGATCGGCGGACAAGCAACAATGGGTGCGCTTAAGTTGGGACCACATCAAGCGGGTGGACGCATAGCGATTCAGCAAACAGGCACGACATACGACGGCTACTTCAGGAATTCAACGTTGAAAGACATTGTTTGGACCATAACGACTGGTGAAACCGTCACGTGGGATGATGCCTACTTGGAAAACCAAGTAATTGAATATGCAGTTGGCGGCGGCGACATAGCTGAAATATACGACATCATCGCCAAAAACGTAACCCTAGCATAAAAACCTATTTTATAGGCATGAGCAAACCGAGGAGGTGTGCTTTAATTTGGAACATGAGCTAGATGGAAAGACATACATGTTCAGAGAACCACGAAGAGGCGAGCGTATTGAAGTGCGACGTGCGCTTTATGAATCCTTCGGTTGGGTTGACCCCGCCGAAGAGGAGTTGCGCATGATAGTGAAGACCGTCCGCGTGAAAGGTGGAGACGACAAGGATTTCCACGATTTATCCGAGAAGGATGTTCGTGAGATGGGTGAGTCGCTTTACGCGGTTATTGCGGCGCTTCATGCGAAGACGCGTATTCGGAAGGAACATGTCGATTTTTTACAAAAGTTAGGGAAGACCGAGACAGAGACGAAGCCATAGAGATTGCGGCGACGGCCTTCAGGATTGGTATTCCCATTACGGTTCCCGAAGTCTTGGAGATGACGGAATCGGAGATCAAAGAATGGAAAACCGTTTTGAATCAGTTGAAGCTTGAGAAACAAATGATTCGACCTAAAGGAGAAACAACTTGAGCGAACCCGTTCGCGAAGAACCCCCCGAATACTTCCGCGACCTACCGCAATGGCTACAAGAACTATTAGTGCGAACTGGGCAAGCCCGAGAAGAATGGAGAACGCGGTTTCCATACATACCCGAAGAAGTGGAGATGAGGCGTTTAGCGGGCAGTATGGCTTGGATGCCGCTTACACCGATTGGTTTAGCGCCGTTTTACGGTTACGGCATGTATGAACGGGCATCTCGAGCTGGCTTACTTCCAACACCAGCGGGTTGGGAGCAGTTCACTTATGCGGGTCGACTTCAAGATGTGACTTATGGGCGGTATGGCTTAACTTACGATCTTGCTGCCGCGGAAAGAACCATGGGCTTGTACGGTTACATTAGCCCGTATAGGATGGGGCAGATTGAAGCGGAACGTGCGAGAACAGCGTACTGGCAGTTTCAGCAACAGTGGACGGGTCCCGCGTTAACTTGGGGAGGCGTAAAATTAGCTTCCTACGCTTTTCCACAAGCAGCAATTATACGGGCATTGGGATTTCCGTTTTACGGTGCGGAGCAGCGTTTAGGCGCGGCTGCGGCTATGGCTCCTTATGTTCAAGCAGCTTGGGAAACGGGACCGATGGCGCAACAACGCATATTGACAAGCACCGCGTTTTGGCCTTACCAATTTCCAACTTGGGGGGAGATAGGTGTCAGTTCGCTGGGTGAGTGGACTTTCGGACAGATGGGTTTCTGGGGTATTCAAGCTTTAATGCGGGGTGGAATGCGTGGACTTGGACGGACAATGCAGTGGATGGGTCCAATCTCGCTTATGCAACCCGGCTTAGAAATGGTTATGTCGAATTTAGCAACATTGGCTGCGCGGGAAACCGTTGGCATTCCGATTTCCGCTGCGGAGTATACGCAGGCATACCAACAAATGGCTTTAGGTGGAGGAATGATTGGGGCAGGTGTTTTAGCTCAATGGCAGATGCCTCGAATAACATCATGGGTAATGTCTAGGTTAGGAGGACGTTTCGCAGGTGTAGGGCTTACAGCGGATGTAATACCTTTAGGAGTTTCAAGTGCGTTTCCCAGTTATAATTTTGGTGGACGATATTTAACCGAATTAACTGGTGGACGTTATATATCGTATGAGCAACTTATTCCACCTCGACAAGTTCCAACCGCTTTTGCACCTACAGCCCGTCCATGGTATGCGCGTGCGGCGCGGTTTGCGGGTGCGTTTGTTGGTTGGGAGGTTGGTTTTCGCGGTGGCACTTGGCTTGAACAGCAAATTGCAGTAGCGGCGGGTGCGCAACCTGAACAAGTTACTGGTTTTATGGGTCCCGCCTACGGTGCGGTTGGTGCGTATGTTGGCGTAGCGGCGGCACCTTGGGCTGCACGTGGATTAGAGTGGGGTATTGAACGCCTAGCTCCAAGTTTAGTTGGAAGGGGGGCTGGTGCAGCCGCGCAATTAGCTCCCATAGCTGCAGTGGCAGGCCCAATAGCTTACACATTCCTCGGCTTAGAGATGTTAGGAGCGGGACTGCAAGTTGCCCAACCTTTTTACGCCGAGTATCTTCGACAATTCGCTGGGGCACCGACAACTAGTACGCAAGCATATGTTGCAGCCGGAGGCATAATTGGCCCCGCGGGTTTCCCATGGCCACAAGCTTACGGAGGATTGGGTCCTCTAGTTAGCCCCCAAGAAAGAGCTTGGACTTTACAACGGCAAGCCGAAAGAGCGGGTGCGGTAGATCCGCTTGCGCCGTTGATGTATGGTCGGGGTTTAACGCAGTTGTCATATTTGGAGCGGTGGCAACAACAGCAGTGGGAGCGGCAGCAATATTTACGCGGTCCAGTTTACGGTGCGATACCGACGGGTGCGGAGTGGGCGGCATTACAACAGTACGCGCAACGATGGGCGGTTACGACTGGCGCAATTTACGGTGGCTTACCGCAACTAACATATATGGAACGGCAATTCGGTTACGCGGGTTACGGATATCAGCCGCCAGAACTAGTGCAGCAATACGAATTTTGGAAACGGTATAATCAATGGATGATGCGTCGGCAAGCGGGGAGGCAGTGGCGTGAGGAGTTTTATGCGGAGCGAAGGCGTGCAAGAGGCTTGTACGGACAGGCATGGGAGCAGTTCGGCGTAGATGTGTCAGCGGCTTGGCGTGCGTGGCGAATGATGCCGAGGTTCCGTGAAGGCGGATGGATCCCGCGACCAACATACGAGGAAATGCGGGCGTACACGCAAGCGCAATTGCCACCGAGACGTTTCGAGGAATGGTATACGGAACAATATTATGCTTACGGCACCTACGGACAGATGCGTGAAGCTTTAGGTTTAGGCTATGACCCGTGGCAGGGAATTGTGCCATCGGGCTTCCGCGGCAACGTTCCCGCATGGCTACCGTACTCGTTGACGCCGGAGGAAAGTGCGACTGCAATCGGTGAATATGTGGACTTACCGCCTGAACCAGTGAGGACGCGGACGGAGGAGGGTTACTTGATTACGGAGTATTGGAATCCAGTTACGAAGACATGGACGGAGGGTCCACCGCAAACTGAAACGCGTGAAGAATATGAAAGCCGCGTATTCGGTGGAAGAGGAAGTAGAGGAGAAGGAAGAGGAGGAGGAGCAGGTGTGGGGGGCAATGTGAGAACAGGATATCGGCGGCCACGCGGCACATGGACACAAGTGAAGGAAACATGGGTTCCACGCTATCGGCTTTGGCAAGTATTATCAGGCTATCCGGGCTACGCATACCTCCCAAGCAGAGCCGAAGCATTAGAATCAGTGATTCCAGACATTTTCCCTGAAGGACGCGAAGGATTGGAGAAATGGGCTTTCTCATATTCGTCTTTCCTTGAGTTTATGCGAAATATGCCGAGCGAACAGTTAGCGCAGTTGGTGAAGATTATCGGCGTGGAGATTTCCCGTTGGATTTACACTGAATCGCTTGGCAGCTAATTATAGTTTTTGTGCGGTTAGTTACGGTTTTTGATATTTTTCGTTAAAGGTGATTGAGTATTGAGCAGTGTCCGAGTTGGGCAGTACACCTTCACTATTAATCCGAGTGATTTTCGGATTGAGTCATCGAAAGATATAAGCGTTGAAAAGTTTGCGGGTGCGGGTTTCGTTGTGGAGGATTTGGATGAGGGACCGGAGGTTTGGGTTTTCAGCGGGGCGTTGACGGGTGCGAATGCGGCTACGGATGCGGGTTCGCTTCGAAGCGAATGGCGTCGAAACAGGATTATTGAGATTGATCCGCCTTCAGGTATCCGCGAGAACAGTTACGGCGTTTTGATGAATCCGCTTACGTTTAGTGAACGCGGCGGTTACACTCAATACTACCCGTACCGTTTTACGGCGTTGATTATTGGGGAGCGGGATGAGTGGAAGCGTGAGATTGCGTATGATTGGAAGTGGCTTGAAAACGATTGGAATATTACGGGGGACATTGTTGTGCCGACGAGTGTTGGCGGATCAAATGTGAGTGAGACGGTGGATTTCAACCGCGTAGGCGCGGACGGTACAATTCCATGTGTGCTTGCGCCTGAACGCACGGAGATTTGGTTTGACTGCGATGAATCGAATATGGGATTAGGGAAAATCAATGTTGCATATGATTCCACGCATACGAAGGAACTTGTGGTTCACAACCAAACAATTAAGTTGCGGACACGCCATGACGAGGCAACATACAAGGGTCACGTTGACATTGATGGTTACAACGGTAGCGCATGGGTAAATTGGGGAAGACTTCAACTCCGCGTTAAAAGCAGCGGCGGAAGCGAGGAAACGCTTGACGATCTTGTGCCGAGTTACGGTGAGGGACCAGAGATTCCGATGGGTCCACCGTACCGCGCGTCAGATCATGTTTTCGGGCGGCTTGTGTATCCGTCAAGCACAACGAACAGTTATTGTGTTGCGTTGTATTACGAGTTGTGGCGTGGGAAACCGTGGATTTGGCTTCAAGCATATAATTACGGCGTGCAGCTTTCGCAGGTGGAATACTTATTCATTTTTAACACAAGTAATTTTGCGCCGCGCTACTGGAATCGCAACGGTACGGAACGTGATGCGCAAGCGGGTACATATGGTGTGGAGGCGCAAGCGGGGGACACGGACCTCGATAATGTGGCGTATTTCAACACGGCTTCACCGATTGCCGCATCAACCGACATTATGGGTTTCGCGCGAACCGTTAAGACGAACTGCGACCACTATGGAGACGACGCGGGAAACTTCTGGGATTGGGGTGGCTGCAAATTCGACACTTTAACGTGGACCCCGAGCAACATGACAAACGGCGTTTGGCTTTTCGCATACCGTTACGCGCAAGGCGGCGGCAGCCGAACACCCGCGCAAATCGGCGCGGAAGCTGTGAAGCAAATCCGCAGTTTCAGCGAAACATTGAGACGCACAAGCTGGTAAACATATGGCGACGATTGGAAAAACAACGATCGGTGCTTCAACTTACAATTGGGCTGGCTGGGCGAACAGTAAGTTAGCCTGCAAAGTCACCATGCCAAAAAGTGGCGCAATCATCTCTCTCTCTGCATATGAAAACGCTAGTATAAACGATACGCATACATCAGGTTACTACGCTGATTCATCAGGTTCACCAGCCACATTGCTTGGGCAAGGTTCAGGTCAAACAGTAACAACAACATGGGCTTGGTACACATATAGTTATAGTGGCGGTTTACAAGTTTCAGCACAAACCTTATGGCTAATCATCCATATCACAGGTGGATACGGTCAAATAAAATATGATTCGGGCGCAACCAATCAAACGGGACGTGCCCGAACTAGTCCTGACCCGCTTCCTTTAAGCGATCCTTTTGGAACTGTTGACGATTGGATGGCGTATGATTGCAGTATTTATGCGACTGTTTTGTATGCGCCGTCGAACTGTCAGAATCAAGCGTCAGGCGGTAACGCGATTAATGTTTCGTGGACGGATGAAGCCGACAATGAAGATGACTTTCACGTTGAGCGTAGCACGAATGGTGGCGCATGGACTGAAATTACTACGCGAAACGCAAACGTTACAAGTTACTTGGACACCAGCGTATCGCCGGGGAACACTTATCAGTATCGTGTTCGTACGCACAATCACGCGTCATCTGTTTACACGCAGTATTCAACAGCCCCCACAACGGTAAGCGTAACCGTACACGTACCGACTCCCCGCAAACGCACCCAAAGCGTCTACACCCGCCCGCAAATATGCGTCGAACAAATGACGAACAGCCGCATAAGGCTGAACCGGTGCTTGGACTTCGACGGCACCAACGACTATGTAAGTGTACCCGACAACGCGGCACTCGACTTCGCAAACGCATCAAACATAAGCATTGAAGCATGGATTTACCCGTATAGCGTGAATACTTCAAAATGTATGCTCGCTAAAGGTCGTCCTAACGTAGCCAACACAAATAGCTGCAACTATTATCTTGGTGTGGTAAATGATGAGTTTGAGTTTGGCTACCGTAACAGCGCAGACACGGCTTGGCATATTTACACAACCTCAACCGCAAACATGACCGCTAACACGCCGTATCATGTCATTGTCACATATACTTTCGGCACAGGCGCAAGTATCGCGATTTACCTAAACGGAAACACTACACCACTTACAGGGTCATGGACAACTGGTACAGGTAATGACGCTCCAATCCAAAACAATTACGCGTTGCTGATTGGTTTAATTCACACCGACTCACCCACCCAACAGTTCGACGGTTTAATGGATGAACCTCGCATTTACAGCCGCATCTTATCCACAACCGAAGTCGCGCAGCATTACGCTAAAACATTCGGTAGTAACGCTAACCTTCAACTTTGGCTTCCGTTCAGCGAAGGCACAGGCACCTCAACCGCCGACAAAAGCACAAACGCTTTCACAGGAACCATAAGCGGTGCATCATGGGCAACCTACAATTTCACATCAGCATTCCGTGACAATGAACCGCCACAGCTTTTTCACTGGCATCCAACAAGCCTTCAAATCAGCGAAACCCGCGGCTTAGGCATCCCCACATTCACATTCACCCTCCCTGACCCCTATGGCTTACAGTATAACCGCCTCAACATACTCGACCAGATACGTGTTTGGGTTGAAAATGACGGGCGCTTCGAGTTGGGGATTCGCGGAATCGTGCTTGAACGCAACTTCACGAAAGACCGCGCGGGTAGCCGTCAGCTTCAAGTGGTCGGCATCAATTACGGCGGTTACGCGCTTCTTCGCGGTGCACAGTTAAACTTCTCAAGTCAAGAATGCAGTACCACGGCAGATAGTTTATGCGACACCTATGTTAGCGAAATTGAAACGCAAACCCGCTACATTCAAAACACTGGCAAAAGCACACCGCTTTACAGCGGCAACTATTGGATTAAGATTGTGGTTGCATGGACGCGTTTGATGCGGATTGCATCCACGGCTACGGCGACTTGGCGTTGGCGGGTGGACGAAGGCATCGACGCAGGTGAGGGAAGACCGAACTTACGCATTTATCAGGAGGAAAACGATCCAAGCGACTTAACCGTAACCGTGAACCGAAGCCTCGAATTCCAACTAAGCGAATCAGCCCGCGACATAATGAATAAAATCACCATACTTTACAGCGGCGGCAACGTCACCCGCAACGACACAACCTCGCAAGCCGAAACATGGGGAATCTGCCCCGACACCCGCGACTACACCGATTGGACTAGCTCAAGCACGGAAGCCACCGACATCGGCGACACAGCATTACGTGAAGAAGCAAACCTCACATACCCAACCCGCATCATCATACCGCTACAGTTAGCCGCACACCCCGGCCAACAAATCCCGCTACTCGACGAAACATTCGGCTTCAAAAACCTTAAAATACTCCAAGTCGTCCACGATTTCAGCTCAAGCGGCGCATACACAATCCTATTCTTATCGAACATCTAAAGGTGAAAAAACAAATGCAATGCCCATTCTGCTGGTATCCACTCAACGGCGACAAATGCGAAAACCCCATCTGCCTCGCCCACATAATCCCCCAACTCATAATCGACTACAAACATATTGAAGTGGTGAAAAAAACATGAAAATAGTTTTTGTGAAGCGGATAACCGCGGAAATGGTTACGAAGTTTTGTCAACGCGCAATCAACAAAACCCCCATAGCCGTCAACATAGTTGAGGAAGACATTGACTACCGCTTCGAACTCGAATTCAATGAAACATTAACGGTTGAAGAAATAGCGAAACTAAACGATTTCCTGCCGCGTCACAAGGCGATCATACAATGATTGTGGCAAACCCGTGGAAACTAACCGATGTACTAAACCGCACCCAGAAAAAAGCCACGACCACATACTTCGGCGTAAAAACACCCGTCTCCCGCGACAACATAACCACACAAATCAAAGCGGCAGCTCAAAGTAGAATGGCATCAGGTGGACCCGTCAAAACTGCTGAAAAGCAATTTGCAGAGGGTTTAGCTCCGAGTAAAATTGAACGTGGACTCACAGGAACCGGAGGTACTCGTGGCGGAGCGGGTGATTGGGTTCGCGTTCCAGGTGGCGGACGATACTAAATTTCAGAGTGCGATTTAAATAGTTGCGTAACCGTTACTTCAAAGTCATTTGCGTTTAGTGAATGATAACGCTTGAACTGAGACTCGGGTTCAAGTTCTCCCATCGTCTTTTCCGCATTCAAGCACCACCTTCCACAGCGGAAGCCCTAAACCTCTACTACAATTATTCCATGTGTCTTGCAACATTCACATTCATCTTTGTTCACAATCTCAAAGTTAAAAACCTTTGGCTTCAGTTTCCCTCTCGTTGTCATATACCAACATTCCGAACAAATCCCCATCATTTCGCATCCGCCCCCTTCATCTTCTTCACCAACCGCAATCACCTATGCTGGTGAAGCCCCCGACCGAAAAATCTCCAAACCCTCCACAATCACGTCATTCAAATCCCGTTTCTCGTCAATCGCACGTTTCTTCAACCACGCCCACAACTCATCCGGCAAAACCACAGTCGTCCTCATACTTCCAATCACGACCTTTGCTCCCGAAATTCGCGTTCCATTCTTCCTCAACTTAACATGGAGTTTCCTATGACATGATCGACACAACAACTCCGTAACATTATTCGTGTAATCCAAATGATGCTTAACCAAATTTTCATTGGTAATGCCACACTTCGCGCAAACACTCATCCCTTCCACCGCCGACTCTTACAGTTCGGACATTCCCGAGGCTCCACAACACGTGGCAACCACTCATACCCGCACTTCACGCAACGCAACCGCTCCAACCCTAAAAACCACCACTATCATAATAATCATAGTCATAAATAAACATTACGATGCCATAACACCAACCACAACACACCACGACAAGCTAACGGTGGATGGGGTGTATGGGGTGTGTGGGGT